TAATGTTAAATAGATTTATAAGGAGTTATTACAATGGCACCACTTAGCTTAGAAGATATAGCCATACTATCAATGATATTTTTATGTATTTTAGTTTATGTATTTTTTCAAGATTTAGGTACAACCAAAAAAGTTATAAATTATAAGTTAGGCGATTACAAAACTTATAAAGGTCCAGAACGAAGAGCATATGACAGGAGTAGATTAGAATGAACAAAAAAGATATGCAAAAAATATTCGACAGGAGCGTTAATAGTGTCTTAGAACAAGGGGCTAAATCAATTCTAAATAGCCACTGCGTATACAGGCTCGACAACCTAAAATGTGCGGTGGGTCACTGTATGAGTGATGAGGCTATGGATGCTAACAACGTAATAGTTGATTCAGGAATAACCACTAGGGTACTCCAAGCAGTAAAAAAGACTATGGGGATTACTACACACAGTGGGAATGATGAGGACATCTCAAAATTTTTAAGACTACTGCAATTAGTACATGATAACTGCTTTGAAACCGATAACTATACCTTTACTAATAGATTTCTATATAGAGCCACTATGTTAGCCGAAATGAGTAAACTATCTATGGATAACATAGAATACGAATTAACCCCACCTACCGGGAAACATGCGAAATGAATCAAGATAATTTAGAAGACAAACGAGTATGTGATTGCTGTGATTATCCATGCTCAGAAGACGAGCTAGATTGCTTTGGCTTATGTGAAGAGTATGAAAGAAATAGAATAAAAAATTTACTTTAACAGTTTATTTATCGCTTGGTAGCATCGCTTAGGCTTAGCATTCTAACGAGTGCTTTGTGCTATCAAGCGATGAATAATTCAAGTATTTATACATCACAAGGTTAGCTGTTTTATACAGAGAAGTGCAAGTCGAGTAGCAAAGAAGGTATTCGTTATCCCGCATGCTTGCAAGCGACCATTGGATAACCTAGCCTTGTGTTTTATAGATATTTTAAAGGAGCTAAATAAATGCTAAATAAATATAATAAAACAGTAATATACTCTGAATTTCTTACATCCTTTGAAGGTTTAATAAACACGGCATCTAAGACGTACTCAGAAACTCAAAGCGAAGAAGCCTTACTAAGATTATTAAAAGAGTTCTCAAATGAAATAAAGTCAGAATTTGACTACGCTAAAGATAAAGAGGACTTAGCAAAAGCTTTTAGACAAGTAGATATAACTAATTGCAAAAAAGGTACCATTGACATGGTTATACGTAATTTATTAAATGCTAGTTTAATTTTTAATATAGCACTGTAGGGATAAAAACAATGAAAATTGATTGGAAGCATGTAGCCACGACAGAGGGTTACAAATCCTTAAAAGCTGCCTATCTCCAAGATACTGGACACAGTAAGGAAGTATTATTTGGATTATTTAATTGGGTAATCTGTAGAGCTAAGTATTATGCTAATCTACAAGATACGACTATAGATAAAATACTAGATGGTTGGGAGAATGGAAGAACTGGTTGGTGGTTTGCTTACTATGGCGAAAGTAAACAACCTAAAGTACCTTCTAAATTCGTAGTTCATGTAAGGCTACGAGGAACAATTAAACAGAGTAATAAATGGTATAGAAAAAATACACAAGATAGAAAAAGAGTAAACATGAGGGTGATAAATACTTATGCTAAAAGGAATATAGAAAAGTACAAAGATAGGCCTCGTTGGAATAGTCAACATAAGGCTTTAAAACGAATAAAAGAATACAGGTTGAGACATAACCTTAAATGAGTCTGTAAGCCTATCCCTTGAAGGGAACATGATTTAGTTATTATTGAGTTAAGTCAAGAAAGCTATTGAAAAGTACCAGATTAGAAGGGGAAGCTCCGTTAAACTTAAATAATACGGAAATATCCTTCTTTGTGTAGACTTCTCTAAACCCGCTTACACCATATACCCCTTGAGAGCTAACGTGACAACAGTTGGATAGGCATGGGGGGTGTAAGCACTTATAATTCAAAGGAGAGTAGAAATGTACGACAATTACCCATCGGACGTGAGAAATTACGACCACGATCCGCGCAGTCCATTCTATAAACCACAACACTTAGAATGTTCTAACCCAAACTGCGGCAACGTAGAGTCAGAAGAAGATTTAGATGATGATGGTAGATGTTCACCAGAGTGTGAGATCAAATACTGTCCTATATGCGAGGATGATTTAGATGCCTGTGGAGGGCGTAAAGATGAATAAATTATTAATTATATTATTACTAACAGCATGTTCAGAAAAGCGTGACATAGGGCCTAAGCCCTTTGAATCTACTGATGAAGAGTTTGTTATGTATGGTTGTGAAAAGCTCAAGAAGGACGTACAGGAATGGAATAGGGCTAATCCTACTCTACCAAAGAAAAAGGCGGACTGCTAATGAGCACTTTAATGAAATTACGCGCTATTCATAGGAAAGTAATTAAAAACTTTACCTATAAAACAGATACCGCCCAGTATGGTATGGCAGAAAAATGGGTAATGCCTCCCGAAGATTTCTCAGGATTCTCAACTATTGTAGGAGACTGCGAAGACTTTGCTTTAGCCTGTCGTAAATTAGCCAGAGAAGCAGACTTACGTTCTAGACTAATTTACTGTACTGTTGCGAATGGTTCGGGACATTGCGTATTAGAGGTAGATGGATACATATTAGACAACAACGAATCTAAAGTAAGAACTAGAGAGGATATGTCAATAAAAGGCTATAAATGGATCGCTATTTCAGGATACAACTCTGGCGATAAATGGTTCAAGATTAAAAATAAGTAGGAAGAAGTAATGGAAAGTAAATACATTAACGAACATGAATGTCAAAAGATATTTGGCAAAGATTGGTACACGGTTACTACATCAAAAAACTTACCAAAGAAGAGTGGTCTACTAGGCACATTTATACGAAAAGACTTATATGCATTTATGAAATATGATGAGTATAAATCTATACGTGATATCATGAAAGTATTTGATACAACTAACATTGCTAATATGTACAGTTGGGTTAATAACAACCATATCAGTAAAATAAAAGTAGGGAGTAACACTCGTTATTTAATGAGCGAATGTATAAAGCATAAACGTATAGATGAAGAGAAACACATATTTATTTCTACCAGAAGTACACAAGGCATTAAACTATTTAATGCAGGAGAAGCGGTAGAAGATATTGCATTAAAATTAGATGTAACTACATGCTGTGTTAATGTGTGGTTACGTAAAGCTAGAGAAAATGGCCCAGTAGTGATAACACCAAGCCATACACGTGATGTTAATATGCTTCCTTTTCATTTACTAACTGGATATACACTACAGCTTACTTAATAAGGAATGATTATGGAATACCATACAAAAGCACATAGAATATTAACTGGGTATAATTTACAAGAGGAGGACTTAGAAACCAATCTAAGTGATCTTCTCTGTGACTTAATGCATTGGTGCGCTAAGTATGAAGTTAATGCACAACAAGCGCTTACAAGAGCTATGGGACACTACGCTATTGAAAAACTAGCAGTGGTTACTACAGAGCCTTCAGAGCAGGACGTATATATTGATGCTGTACGTTTAATTAGTGCTAACTAAAGAGTTTAAAGCAGACATGCTGTTAATGGGATGGGTGATTACTGAAGCTTACTCTAGTGTAGAAATTAGGTGGAAACATATAAATAAAATAATTGATATATTCCATTTAATCTCAGAGTAGAATAAGTATTTATTAACCCTACACCTTCTTAATACTCCTGCTAGTATACAGCCTTTTACTTTTAGTGAATTACGTAGAGAAATTAAAGAAATTGAATAGCCAACCTTCGGTTGGTTTTTTTGCATAGGCACCCTTGAGGTGTCTTTTTTATTTATAAGGAACACTAATGTTTATATCAATTGGAAAAGCAAAAGAAGCAGTACTAGCTGTATTAAAAGTAGGTTTAGTTCCTATGTTACATGGAAGCCCTGGAACTGCCAAGAGTGCATTAGCACGCCAAATAGCAGATGAAGCTAGTTTGGAGTTGGTTGATATTAGATTAAGTACAGTGGACCCTACTGACTTAAATGGATTTATCTTTCCTAACAAAGAAACAATGAAGGCTGACTATATGCCCGTAGCTACATTTCCAGTTGAGAGAGATCCTCTCCCTAAAGGGAAGAAAGGCTGGTTACTATTTTTAGATGAAATTAATTCAGCACCACAGGCTATTCAAGCAGCCGCCTATAAACTTATTTTAGATAAAAAAGTAGGGCAACTTAACTTACATAAAAGTGTAGCTATTATGGCTGCAGGTAATTTGATGTCAGATAAAGCAATAGTTAATAAATCGTCTACTGCAATGCAATCAAGAATGATCCATCTACAAATACAAATGGAGCATAAAGCTTGGGTAGAATGGGCAGAAAATAATAATATTGATCATCGGGTTATTGCCTTCATTAACTTTAGGCCTGAACTGCTACATAAATTCGATCCAAACCATAATGATTTAACATTTCCTTGTGCTCGTACCCATGACTTTGTTTCTAGACTTATCACCCCTTATCCAGATGCTTTACCTGAAATAATGATTCCAATTATAGAAGGTACTATTGGAGAAGGAGCAGGAAGGGAGTTTACAACATTCTGTGAAATATATGGTGACTTGATTACTATAGATGACATCTTAGCTGATCCAACTGGGTGTAAGGTTCCAGATGAGCCAGCGACACTGTATGCAATTATGGGGATGATTGGTTCGAACACTACAGTTAAAAACTTCGAAACTTTATATAAATATATTGAGCGTATGGATGCAGAGTTTGAAGCAGTAACTATGCGTGGTTGTTGTAGACGTTGCCCTCAGATTACTCAGAGTAGTTCATGGAAAAAAGCTACCCTGAAGTACGCGAAAGAGTACATGTAATGACTATGACTGAGTTCAAGGCAGAGATGCTTTTACGTGGAATATCTCCGCATACTCCTATCAGAAATAATCTTGTTAAGTATAGTTATGAAGGGTATCTAATAACCCTTAACGATATTGGGTATTACGCAGGTAAGCCAGATAAAATTATACATTGGTTTGCTAAACTAGGGTCAATCTTACCTTTCATTGAAGAAGAAATTTATGGATCAACAAGTATTAAAGAAAACACTAAGTAAAGCTAAGATTGGTTTAATTAGTAAAGGCAACTCTACCTTTTTATCTACTATCCTCTTCTCATTAAAAACTAAATGGGAAGAGCAAATTCCCACAGCAGGTGTAGATGGGATTAATTTATTTATTAATCCAACATGGTGGCTAACATTAACTGAACCAGCACGTATTGGGCTACTAGCTCACGAAGCTTGGCATGTTGCTTTTGAACACATCCTTAGGAGTGAACAATTTAAGAAGGAAAAATATAACCGCGCAGCGGATTACGTGATTAATTTGGTAGTAACTAAAGCAGGGTACACTTTACCCCCTAAGGGTTTATTAGACAACAAGTACATTGGTATGAGTACAGCTCAAGTGTACGCATTATTAAAAGACGACCCTAGTAGTAACATTGGTGCTGGATATGATTGTGATATAATTTCAACTGAGAAGTTAACTGCAGAAAAGAAAGCATTAGTACAAAGGAAAGTACAAGATATTCTTGTGAAGGCTGCAACCGCTACCAAGATGGAAAGCGCAAAGCAGTACAGTAATATTCCTGGGGATATTAAATTAATGATTGATGAATTATTAAATCCTAAATTAGATTGGAAGACCATATTGGCTAATTATATGACTTCGTTTTCTAAAGATGACTACTCGTATAAGCGTCCAAACAAGCGCTACATGCCTGATATGTATATACCTACCTTGTACAGCGAATCCACAGGAGAAGTGGCTGTAGCAGTGGATACAAGCGGTTCTGTGAGTGATGATATGTTTACGGAGTTTCTAACAGAAATAAATGAAATTAAACAACGATTAAAGCCGTCCCTTACTACAATTATTGATTTCGATACTTCGATTAAAAATATACATAAACTTCAAGCAGATGAAGACGTAACTGGTTTACCTTTTACTGGTAGAGGGGGCACAGATTTAACCCCAGTATTTGAATATTATAACCAAGCACCTCCTGAAGTATTAATTATATTTAGTGATTTATACTGTCAAAAAGTACAAAAAGATCCGGGGTATCCTGTAATATGGATTTGCTTTGATAATCCAAATGTTGAGGTAAATTTTGGCACATTAATTCATATGGAAGATTCAAAATAATTATTTATAAGGAATAAAAATGATAGTACTATCCGATGATCAACAAGCTGCTGTAGATAAATTTGCAGAGTTTATACTAGATGATTTTCCGGGAGAGCTTGCAATAGAAGGGCATGCTGGAACAGGAAAAAGTATATTAACAAGAGAATTAATAGACTTAACTTACAAGCTAAAAAATGCAAGTAAATTACTTAAGCAAGAGGCAAATATATTTGAAAAGGAAAGTGACAATATTGTGTTGTGCGCTACCACAAATAAAGCCGCAAGAGTATTAGGTAATTTTAATACACGAGAGGCTAGAACTATTCATAGTTTCTTAGGATTAAAAGTCTATACCAATTATAACACAGGTGCGACCTCTATAAGAAAAACAAGAGAAAGTAAACCCGTCAGGAATACATTAATTATTATTGATGAAGCCAGTATGATTGATAAGACACTACTCAATATAATTAGAGAATTATGTATAGACTGTAAAGTAGTTTTTATACTAGACCCTTATCAGTTAGCACCTATTGGGTATAACTCTTGTCCAGTGGCTACTGAAGTACATAACAAAGCAATCTTAACTCAAATACAAAGACAGGCATTAGGTAACCCTATTATTGCCTTAGCTGAAAAATTTAGGAAAGTATTAGATGGGGGGAGTATTCCCAGTATCATTGGTAATGGTAAAGAGTTAATGACTGTTGATGGTAAAAGGTTCCAACAATTAATCCAAGCTGAATTTAATTCAGTTGGGCATGACATTGATTCTGGTAAAATAGTCTGCTGGACTAATGACAGAGTAAATGAATACAATACTTTCGTAAGAAAACAATTTACCCCTCATTCAAAGTTCGAAGTAGGTGAAATATTAATTACGAACAATCCTATAGCAAGTAATAAAGGGGCTACATTATTTACTACAGATAGCCCAGTTAAAATAGCTTCGATTGATACTGATGCTAATTACTTTAATGGCGTTTCTAATTGGGTAGTTACCTTTGAAACAAGTAGTGATATCCAGTGTAGAATACCTGTTGACCCAAAAGAGCTTAAAAGGGAATTAGGTAAACTGAGTCGTAAGGCAAAGAAAGAAGGTAACTGGATGCCCTACTATGCGCTTAAAGAAGCTTTTGTAGACTTACGTCCACCACACTGTTCCACTATACATAAAAGTCAAGGTAGTACACATAAAAAAGTATTTATAGACCTTGGGGATATAGGTAGGAATAGTAACCATATGGAATTTGCTCGACTAATGTATGTTGCATTAACCAGAGCCTCAGAACAGGTAATTATTTATGGACAACTCCCTTCCAAATACAGTATTTAAAGATCCCGATTTACTTGTAAATATTTACGACTCTACTTATAAAGAGGTTACACTTAATTATATATTACATTCTATTTTTGAGTCTGATAATAAAAAATTACTTTCAGAGATATGGGAGATTGGTGAAAGGAATAATGATTTCGCTAATCCCGGAATGATTTTTAAAGGCAAAAAATATAATTCAAATATAACTAGGAACCATACGTACACTCCTGCAAAACCAGCTTTCATTGAAGAACTAACCAACATAGTATTTAAGTTAGACACTTTAGATGCGCACAGGCGACAGGTAGGAGCGTTCATACGTAAATGTTTAGCTATATCTAAAACGCCTAAAGATTTATTTAATACACTAGGTCAATGTTTGTGCTGGAGAGTACCTCACAAACTTTTATTACTTTATGCAGATTCTGAAGAAACTATTAAAATGGATACTTTGATTAATTTTAAACAAAAGAATGCCGAAGGCTTATTACAGTTAAAAATATGGGAAGCCAATAAAGACATTTTAGGTGGATTTTGATGGGCTATCATTCAGAGGTAGTAATAGGGATTAAGAAAGAAGCTATAGCTTCATTATTATTAGAGGGAGTAAATTTCCCCTTTCTATTGGGGCAGGACTATGTACCTAGTGAAACTGTAAACGATGTAGTCTACTGGACAATACATGATATAAAATGGTATGACGAGTTTCCAGATATATTAGAAGTAATTGAACTGATGGATAATTTAGATTCTATGGATGGGGAGTTATATGGCTTTATCCGTACAGGAGAGGACGATACAGATACAGAATCTAGGGGATGCCCTTGGGACTTAGGTATGTATGTTGTTAGATCAATACGTACTCCATTAGAGATTTGAATTAATGAATATTAAAGTATTTGAGCAAGCCAGTAGTTATAAGATAGCTGTGTTAATTAAACAGAAAGCTTTACAGGAACATACCATCAAAGATTGGTATGCAGAGCCTAGCGGCTTACCTCTTAAAGATTTTGTTATGTGTAGTCTTAAATATAATGATGCTAATAAAGCTCCTGCAAACATTGCTAAACCATACATAGATAATATGTTAAACGCATTAAACACTTTAGGGGTTACTACATTACTCGTATGTGATTCGACTTACTTTGTTTTCTTAACCGCTAACCGTAAAGCTACCGGATGTATAGGAGATGTGTTCCCTTGTAATATTAAAGGTTACAAACACATAAATGTAATATTAGGTGTTAATTACCAGAGCTGTATTTACAGTGATGATAATAAAAAGAAATTAAAGCTTAGCTTAAAAACACTAGATGCTAATTATTACGGATTGGTATTCAAGTTAGGCGAAAATGTAATTCACTCAGCTGAGTATCCTAATACCCTCAATGCAATAGAGGTTGCACTTAAAGCTCTACATCAATATGATTCCATAGTTTGTGATACAGAAACCTTTGCACTACGTCATGTAGAAGCAGGACTTGGGACTATTGCATTTGCTTGGGATAAAAATAATGGTATAGCTTTTGAGGTAGATTTTTATGATCCAAAAGTTAGGGACTTACTCCGTAAGTTTTTTACGGAATACGTTGGTAACATTAAATATCATAATGCTACCTTTGATATTAAGATTTTAATCTATGCACTATGGATGTCAGATATAACAGATCATATTGGCTTAATAATAGGCTTAGATATTTTAACCAAAAACTTTGACTGTACTCAAGTCATTAGATACTTAGCAACGAACAGTTGTGGAGGTAACAAATTAAATCTCAAAGAGGCTGCTCACGAATTTTTAGGCGATTACTCAGTAGATGTTAAAGATATCACTAAGATACCTCGGGACAAGCTCCTAGAGTACAATCTGAAGGATTGTCTAGGAACATGGTTCGTGTATGGAAACGAATATCCAATAGTAATTGCAGATAATCAGGAAAAGCTATATCTAGGATTGATGAAGGAAACTATCCGTACCCTAGTTCAAATGGAACTAACAGGTATGCCGATATTACCTGAAAAGGTAATAGAAGCTAAAACTCAATTAGAGTCTATTGTGGAAGAGTGTAATAAAAAAATTATTAAGTACCCTGAAGTAGCTAAGGCTACGGAAATACTTAAACAACAATTCTTAGAGAAAGATTTTAAAACTAGAAAAGAAAAAGCTAAAAACCCAGAAAATATTAAACCAAAGTTATTAGAGAACATATCTTGGGAATTTAATCCTAATTCAGGAAAACAATTAGCTGTAGTATTATACGATATAATGGGACTACCTGTATTGGATAGGACACCTACTAAGTTACCCGCTACAGGTGCAGAAGATATAGAAAAGTTAGTTAACCATACTACAAACCAAGCATACAAGGAGTTTATAACATTGGTTATAGATTTAACCAAAGCAGGTAAAATACTCAGCACATTTATTGGACCCTTTATGGATTCAGTATTAGGTGCAGATGGTATTCATTACATCTTTGGTAGTTTTAAATTAGGTGGTACTGTTAGTGGTAGACTCTCTAGTAGTGAGCCTAATTTACAAACTATTCCAAGTGGAAGTCGCTTTGGTAAATTAATTAAACAATGCTTTGCAGGAAATAAAAAATGGTTATTTTGTGGGGCTGATTTTAATGCACTAGAAATGCGTATTGATGCACTGTTGACTAAAGACCCGAATAAACTAAAAGTATATTTACAGGGGTTCGATTCACATTGCATTAATACGTACACTTACTGGACTGATATGTTTCCTAATTTAGATCCAACATCACCGGATAGTATCAATACAATTAAGAAGACACACTCAGTTCAACGGAGTATCAGCAAGCCAGTATCTTTTGCATTACAGTATCAAGGTATGGTTTATACTTTAATAAAAAACTCAGGATTTTCTGAGGAAGATGCTGAACGTATTTATGCAAGTTATCATTCACTATATTCGCACTCACTCATTTATACTAAGGAGGCTATAGCGTTAGCAGCCAAGCAAGGTTATTTAGAAGTAGCCTTTGGTTTACGTATAAGGACTCCAGTATTAGCTAAAACAATTTTAGGTAATAGTGTAACTCCTAGATTAGCAGAAGCTGAAGGAAGGACGTTAGGTAACGCTATTAGTCAATCCTTTGGTTTACTTAATTGTAGAGCGTCTAATGAATTTATGCGAAGAGTATATAACTCTGAATATAAATACGAAATTAAAATCTGTGCACAAATACATGACGCTATTTATTTACTAGTTAGAAACAAAGTTAAAATTATTAAATGGGTAAATGATAACTTAGTGGACTGTATGCGATGGTGTGAACTAGATGCAATAAAACATGATGAAGTGAAGCTTGAAGCTGAGTTAGATATCTTTTATCCTGATTGGTCTACTGGCATTACTTTAAACAATAACATGACTACACAAGAGATTACTACTTTATGTAGCTAGTCTCTAACCCAAATCCAAAGGGGTCCAGCCCTTGAAATTTACTCCGCTAATAGTAGGGGTAAAACTAGCACTAATTTAAAAGGAATAACTATGAGAAATGTAATATTAACTATACTCCACTGCTCTGACTGTGGTGAGCCATTAGATATACAGTATAAAGAAGAGCAGGTAACTACAGTAAATATATCAGGTACATACCAAGAAAACAAAGGGGGTCTATGTGAGTCTGATTTATTTAGAACTCGTATATCAGTAGCTCCGTGTAGTCCGTGTATGGACAAGTATATTGGTCCCGGTAAAAAACTTGCAGAAGCTATTAAAGTCTTAACTGAGAACTTATGAAAAAATTACTTTTAACGAGAAAAACTGATAAGCAAATTATTAATATGCTTACAGCTAAAAACTTAGAAATGATAATAGATATGGATTCAATGGTTTCACTCTTACAAGATATGAAAAATACGAATAAAGCTCTATTAGCTAAATGCGAATTACTGGAGGAATCTCTTGAAGAAATATAATAATGTGAGTCAGCTTAGTTTATCTATGGCAGTGTGGTTAGCTACAGATTTATATGACTACAATGACAATCCAAATACAATATCTGTAACTAGTTTGATTAAGCCTCTAAAACAGCTTGTACTGTCTGCTAGAGTGCCTGAAGGTTCAGCCCTGCCAGATATTAAAGATAAATTAAAAGCTCAGTCAGGGACGGCTGTACATACTGCAGTAGAGTTTGCTTGGATGAACCATTATCCTTCAGCAATGAAGGCCCTTGGATACACTCAAGAGTTAATAGATAAGGTTAGAGTTAATCCAGAAAACCCTACAGAGGGTACTATTCCTATTTATTTAGAAAGACGTTCCAGTAAAGAAATCGAAGGTATGACTGTATCGGGTAAATTTGATTTAGTAGTTGATGGACGCTTAGAAGATATTAAGCAAACCAGCACGTACACTTATGTTAACAATACCAAAGAAGAGGACTATCAATTACAAGGGAGTATATACCGTTGGTTGAACCAAGACATTATTACCAAAGATGAAATGTATATTCAATTTGTGTTTACAGATTGGAAAGCATTTGAACTTAAAAGTAAGCCATTAGTTTACCCAGCGAAACCTCAACTATGTCATACAGTTCCTTTAATGAGTATTGATGAAACTGAAGAATATATCAGTAGGCGTATAATTAAATTAAAGTCTTTAATGGGTAAACCTGAGTCAGAATTACCTGCGTGTACGGATAAAGAATTATGGCGTGGAGATTCAGTATGGAAATACTATAAAGATCAAGCCAAGATGAAACGTAGCACTAAGAACTTCCTTAATGGCGTAGACGCTTATGAGTTACAAGCCAAGAACGGGGGAGTAGGTGTTGTTATTGAAGTAAAACCTGCAGCCAAAGCTTGTCTTTACTGTAGTGCCTTCCCAATCTGTAAACAGAAAGATGCTTACATAGCAGACTTCACTTAGGAGATATCATGTTCAAAACAATTATGAATTGGTTTAGTGCTAAACCGGTTATAGGTAGTACTGTCCGTATTGCACGTAAAAAAAGTGATGTATCATTACTAACTCAGTATGACTACGATTTCATTATGGACGCGTATGGACAATGGCGTGTGTATAATTTACACAATCCAGAGAATAGAAAGACGCAGGTTGAATTATGTATTACATTGAACAGCTGGCTTAAAAAAGATAAAACCATCGGTGTTTATCGAAGAGTATGGCAAGAAAAAGTAGATCGTAATTCACTACCAACAGGTATACCAATAGAGGGTAATATATGAAAGATATATCAGAGATGGTGCATCATCCAGTTAATGAGAAAATAGCTGATATTTTATGCCAAAAAACCCAAAGTACTGCGAAAGGCTTCTTTAGAGTAATATCTGCATACTACTTAACTAAAGTGGCCTCTATGATGCGTACTAATATTGATACGCATGATAGGGGAATAGTTCCTATTAATATGTATGCAATAAATCTAGGCAACTCAGGCATAGGTAAGGGGCACTCTACTAACATTATTGAAGATCATATTATCAGTGAGTTTAGAGAAAAATTCCTAGAGGAAACCTTTCAAAAAAAAGCTATGGAGAACTTAGCTAAATTAGCTATTAAACGCTCTACAAAGAAAGACACTGACCCTGATGATGAAACAGCAAAAGCACTCAAAGAATTTGAGAACTTAGGGGAATTGGCATTCTCATTTGATTCAGGTACAACTGCCGCTGTAAAACAAATGAGACACAAATTACTTATGGCAAATGCTGGTTCAATGAATATGGAGATTGATGAAATAGGGTCAAACCTATTAGGTAACCTTGACGTACTAAAAACCTTCCTTGAACTATTTGATATGGGTAAGGTTAAACAAAAATTAACCAAAAATACTAGTGAGAATGTTCGTAACGAAGAAATATATGGAAGAACTCCAACCAACATGTTGTTATTTGGTACGCCTACTAAATTAATGGATGGAGGTAAAACTGAAGAAGAAATGCTATCCATGTTAGAGACAGGTATGGCAAGAAGATGCTTCTTTGGTATGGCTACCAATCTCAACAAAGATACGGAATTAACTGCTGAAGAAATTTATGCAATGTTGACTGATAGTACAACAAACGCGTACTTAATTAATATATCAACTGACCTAGCTCTATTAGCCGATGATGCTAATTTTGGCATTAACATCCATATGACAAAAGAAGTGAGTATCACTTTAATTGAATATAAAATGCATTGCGAGAAGCGCGCTAATAAATTAGCGGAGCATGATGAAATACAAAAAGCAGAATTAGGGCATAGGTATTTTAAAGCTTTAAAACTAGCAGGAACGTATGCCTTCATTGATGGCTCACCAGACCTCACAGAAGACCACCTATACAACGCTATTAAATTAGCTGAAGAATCGGGTGACGCATTCCTTAAGTTGCTTACACGGGATAAGAACTACGTGAAATTAGCCAAATACATAGCAACAATAGGTAAAGAGGTTACACACGTAGATATGGTAGAAGATTTGCCGTTTTACAAAGGTTCAGAATCTCAGAAACGAGAAATGATGAACCTTGCTATAGCATATGGATACAAGAATAATATCATCATTAAAAAAATGTTTAATGACGGTATAGAGTTCTTGAAAGGGGAATCTTTAGCAGAAACGGATTTAGCTAAACTAGTTGTATCTTATAGTAATCACATAGCTGAAAACTATAGGAATGAATTAGTGCCTTTCCATAAGCTACACCAGATGACTCAAATAAAAGGATACCATTGGGTTGCCCACCATCTTAATGAGGGTAGGCGTAGAGAAGATAGTATTATCCAAGGATTCAATTTAGCCGTGTTAGATATTGATGATGCAGTAACATTAGATACTGTTAAATTATTAATGAAGGATTATAAATATTTAATCTATACAACTAAACGGCACACAGCACAAAAGAATCGTTTTCGTTTAATACTACCCCTATCTCATACCTTAAAAATGGAGAAAAGTGAGTACACTGAGTTCATGCGTAATATTTATGAGTGGCTCCCATTTGAAGTTGACACAGGCACTGTAGATCGTTGTCGTAAATGGTTAACCAATATAGGGCAACATATATATAATGATGGAGGTCTACTTAATGCTTTGGACTTTATTCCTAAGACTACTAAGAATGAAAGTCGAAAGCAATTTATCGCGGATACTCAATCATTATCTAATATGGAAAGATGGTTCTTATCTAAAACTGGCGATGGTAATAGAAATAAACAGCTTATCAAGTATGCATTAATGTTAGTTGATTCTGATATGGATTTACATTCAGTACAGAGTAATGTTCTAGCGTTCAATAGCAAGCTTGCAGATAAGCTTACAGAGACAGAAATTATGAGTACCATAATGATGTCGGTTTCTAAAGCAATCGTTAAGCGGAACGCATAGCCCTCCTACGGAGGGTTTTTTTGTAATTATTAAATAGGAGATAACATGTCAGAATTAGAGCAGGCAACTGCAGAAATAGAAAACCAAGTGACTACACCCGAACCGGAAGTTATACCAGAATATCGGACATTTGGTGAAACAATGTCTGATAGTATTGGTAACTTGTTTGGAGCACTTGCTCTAGCACAAGGTAAAATGACTAACGGAGCAAAGGACAAACAAGGATATGGCTACAAGTACATGGAATTAGGTACTTTAATTGAAATCGCAAGACCTGCACTAGCCGAAAATGGTATTGGAATTATTCAAACCCACGAGCTAGTAAAAGGTAAATCTCCTAGCGTAGTTACCCATACTACAATAGGGCACTCATCAGGTGAGTGGCATAAGAGTTCAATTGAATTACCTATTAAAGTAATGCCCCAATTAAGTTCAGCTCAAATGATTGGCGTTAATTGTACCTATGGTAGACGTTACGCTCTACAAGCTATTTGCTTGATTGCATCTGAGGAGGATTCTGATGCCACAGCTAAGTCATAGTGAAATGGTATTACTCCTATCTAAGCCCGGAGAAGTTATCCGACAGAGCTTATCAGCTATGGACTGTCATAATTTACATATGGCATTAGGCGTAGCTGGAGAAGCAGGTGAAGTTGTGGACTTAATTAAGAAAGCAACTATGTACAATAAGCCAATGGACCGAGCTAAGTTAATTGAAGAGATGGGCGATGTAGAATTTTATTTAGAAGGCTTACGTCAAGGATTTAAAATAACTAGAGAGGAAGTCTTACAAGGTAACCTTGATAAATTATTAACCGGTGCTAATGCAAGATATGCAGAAGGCAATTATTCAGACCAACAGGCACAAGATCGTGCCGACATGAAATAGGAGTCCATAATGGATTTAAGTTTAGGAAATGATGTAGAAGTACAAGAAGAGAGTGATTCACTTGGTGGTGGATATGTAGATTCAGGCATATACCAAGGTAATGTCAAGATGTGCTTTTTAGATGCATCTAAGTCAGGGGCTGTAAGTGTAAATATTCACTTTGAGCATGGAGGTAGAACTACCAGACAGACTATTTATATTTCTACAGCTAAACGTGCTGATTTAGGCAACAATGTTAAATTTACGTATACTGATAAAAAATCAGGAAAGGAATTACCGTTACCGGGTTACTCACAAATGGATAGCTTCTTTAAAGTAGCTACTGGGCAAGGAATTGCACAACAAACTAAAGCCGATAAAGTTGTAGCTTTATATGACTTTGCTGTAAAGGCAGAAGTGGATCGCTCTGTATCTGTGTTTACGGATGTATTAGGCAAAGAGTTAGCTATTGCCATCCAGCATGTATCCGAAGAAAAAACCACTAAGGAAAGTGGGTATAAAGATGGTACAGGGGAGTATATAGATAAGAATGAGTTTGCTAAATTCTTTCTTAAAAATGGCTTAACCTTAACTGAGCAAAAAGCCGGAGAAACTAAGCCAGCATTCTTAGCTAAATGGAAGGCTGATAAAGCAGGTAAAACTGTAATCCGTAAAGCTAAAAATTCAGGTGCGGCAGAAGGGCAATCTACATCGGCCCCTATTGATAAGCCACAGGAATTATTCTCGTAATGATCATACATGCTCCCTTAAGAGTTCAACAGACTAAGAAGAAAATGTTTACATTGAATCTTAACGTCTACCGAAATACGCATTTCCAAGTTTTAAATAAAGCGAAGATAACGTACAAGGAAATCTTAAGGGAGCAAATTGAAAAGTTACCCAAAATGGATAGAGCATGCATTGTGTATACTTTATTCCCAAAAACCAAAAGACTCTGCGATATCAGTAACATTTTATCCATACATGATAAGTTCTTTTGTGACAGTTTAGTTGAGTTAGGTAAATTACCTGACGATAATTATCATCACTTAAAAAAAGTAATTTATTTGTTTGGAGAAATAGATAAAGAGAATCCTAGAGTCGAAATATTAATTGAGGAAGAATTATGAATTTACAATTTAACCATGACGAGCTAGTACAGTCCGTTATTGATTTTGCCGGAAAGAAAGGCTTAAACTTAAACAACTCTGTTGTCAACGTTACCTTTACTGCAGGTAGAAGCGGAACAGGGTATTCTGCAAATATTTCTATTGAAGCTACTGGAGTAGAGTCAATAGCTGACGCTAAAGCTATCGTAGATCCTGTTGAAGAGAATACAACTTTGGAGGCTGTAGTTGAGGGCGGAAATGATAGTGAAACTTCTGAAGAAGCTGTAGAGGCTGAATCTCTATTTGCTAACTAATGTGGAATAATATAATATCCGCATTTTCTGCGATAGTACTTATGGGATTAATCGTATTCTGCATATTCATACTCCCAGCTATCATGACTGTACTAGTCATAATACTGGGAGTAGGTTTTGTAGGCTTTATACTTTTTGGGTTAATCAGGGAGTCTAGAAAGACCCCTAAGTAAGCGTACTTGCTACTAACCCTTCATCCATTACATCCAACATAAGTTCAAAAGGATTATTGAACTTATTGATTAATTTAGTTGGACTCATAAACGCCTCCATTATATCTTCAGGATCTATCCCTAACGTAAGTTGATACAGTAGAAAAGCTGTAACATTTTTAGGATTATTCACAAGAAGCTCAGCTATTATTGGTTGAATCCTGAACAGGAATTTAGTAAAGATCATGAAGCCTAGATCATTACCTAACTGTAAGAAAGGATGTGAAGGCAAATCGTAATTGATAAATGTTCTATCTATTTCTGAAATAGATTTATTTGCATCTATTCCTTTTGCTAGATTGTGTTTATGTAGTACATACCTTGCAGCAAAATCCGAAATTCTAGTAGCGTCATGCAAGAAAGAATACAGTGCACTATTATGCGTCATTAGTAATTCTGACCCAACTTTACGTATAGCGTTTGAATAAGCATTACCACTTGTATTACTTAAGCTTTGAATTAATTTATTACCTTTTATAGCTTTTTCAATGCGTCCCATTTTAGATGGGTCATCTGTAATATCCACATCCTCTACAATAGTTTGATGCATTCCTGCATCAATTAAAGGCCCAACAGGATTCTGAGTAAGTTGATGGTTTAATCTCGTAAGCTCGGCTTTTATAACCTTACGTTCCTGTTTAGATAAAGTAGGATTGTTACGTAACTTAATAATGTTCTGCATTATTTTGTCAGTTGTAATCGCATATAATTTAATATGCTTAACTGCTTCTGTTTGTCCCTGCAATATATCAGCAAAAGGAATACCTTTAATTTTTAAAGTAATCATATTACTTAACTGATTCCCTACTAGAACAGTCCCTGTTCTATTCACAATGGTGTCTTTAGCAAATAGTATAGCTTCCCTTAATAAAGTCTCTCCAAAGTTAATCTTAGGGTTATTTAACAAGGTAGCCACTACGTTATTGATAGCCCCGTATACGTGTTTTTTTCCTTTAAGATTAGTTAAATCTTTCTTACGTATACTTTGCGTAGACCATTTAGCCTGTCCCATAGCCATGATGACAGCATCCTTAGGTAAGTACATTCTTGCCGTACCCCACGTATTAATCACATCTTGTTTTGTCTCTTCTGGCAATAAATCCCAATACTCTTTAAATTTACCTTTTTCCTTTGCACCTATAGCCACATACTGTAATCGTTGTGACTGAGGAGTTGCTGTTGAAAAAGACTTAAAAGCATTATCTACTAAAGCTTTGTTTACAATTTTAGTACGAGTTCTAGTTATATTATGCGTCTCCATTCGAGCCATAACATTATCTATAGTTAAGTCAGCATCTAACATAGATTCTTTATGGAAGTTAGATATGACATATCGGTACCCAACAATATCCCCACTAGAGTTCATTAATGGTATTACGTTTCCTTCATCTGAAGTAGTAAGTACATCACCTCCATTGGCAATCTTTTTAAACACTCTATCTTTATCTAGAATAACGTCTGATAAGTATTTATTTTCTACTTTAGTTCCTTTAGCGTGTATATCGCTTAAGCTAAATGCACCAGATACTCTAGCGGAGAGGTCAGCGTATTTATTAACGTAAAGTAGCTTTTCTGGACTCTTATCACTTGGATCATTCAACATACTTTTTGCATTTTCATCTGGATAGAAACCTTCACTTGCCATCTGATCTAAATCTGCTCTTTCCCCTACTCGTATTTGAATGTTATTGGAGTATTTTTCTCTAACCCATCCTTTTGTAACTTGACTAGGATTATTATTAAACATACTTTTCATACGTGATAAATAGTTTATACGATTAGATTCTAATAGTTCATCCATTTGCTTAGGGTATTTTTTATATAACACTCCTGCTTTACGTAAGACTCCAGATTCTGTAAAAGCTAATGCTCTTAAAGAAGTTAAAGTATCTATTGCTTTCTCTGCTGCTTTTAAATTACCTATACTCTTTAATCCAGATTGTTTAAGGTTAGCTATATCATATGCATTTAATAATAAGGCTTTCCCTCTAGATTTTTGAGTGGCCATAAACCATGCTAAATTCTTAGACATAACAGAATAATAATGTGCGTTTGCACCGAAGTCTTTCTTCAGTTGTTTCTCTAATGAATTAATTTCAGTCTGTAATGAACTAGGCTTAAGCATAAAGTCTCCTAGTTGATTTGCATCATAGCTACCAACTAAGGATTGAGAATCAGTACGCAACATAACTTTAGTTATATGTATTTTGTCTTGCTTGTTTAATTCATTATCAAATAGATTATTAACATAGGTAACAAAGCCGTGACTTATTCTCTGGGTTGCTTGATCAATTTTAACTCGCTTATACCTAAACGCATTATGAATAAAATCATTGGTCTTAGAATTAGGATGTAACTCATTTAATATACCGTGTGCAAACCCGTCTAATGGTGCAGAGGTTTTACCTAACACAGCTTTGGCTCCAGTAAAGAAGGCATCATAAGTATCCACATCAGGGAGATTTAAATTATGGTTAACTCCCTTAATTGTTATGCCGTCTTTTAGTAGTTTACCTATTGTTTTATCAATACTCTTAGAGTAGATAGTACTTACGGTATCTGTAACTTGGTTATACACTTTGGCGACTTGGCTACGTTGTTTAACCTGCACATCTGCTAAAGCATTAACTATGTTCATAGCCGCTATATCTGCTGATGTATTAGATTTACCAGTATACCTTCTGAATATATTTAGTATGGTATTAAACAACTCTACAGCTTTTTCAAATAAAGTTGCATTAGTATTAACTTTCACTTTGTTAGCAATCTGTATTTGTTTTAGTGCGCGTATAAAGGGTTCGTTTGTGACAGAAAATGTCATAAATTCGTGTATACCATTCTCTACTTTCTTAGATACCTTTTTACCTGTCCGTGGGTCAAGTATATTTACTCTACTTGTCCCTGTGTTATGAAATATATAATTAAAAGTATCCTCTGCGAGCTTAACTGCATCAGGATTATTAGCTAACGCAGGGTCTAAGAATATATCTGAAGTCATTATAAGATTGCCATTAGCATCCTTTGCCTGCATAACTTCGGTCCTAAACCTGTCTGCTCTTGTGTATAGAGCAGGAATAGTGTTCAAGGCTTCTAGTATTACCCGATGGGTTAATTCATGCGTATATACCTCTTGAGGACTCATATCTGTGAATAAATTGGGTTTACCTGCTGTTGGGCTAGATATATTCAAAAATATTCCTTCACTAGGCTTGTAGGCACCTATTGTGGAGTTACCTGCAGTACGTATCTTGAGCGTAACTGGCTTGAGTACCTTTTGAATAATAGACTCTATTACATCTTTGAGTTGGGCTGTATGTGAAGGAGTATCTTGTTTGTTGCCGGCACCAACTAGATTATCAAATTCCGCTACTACTGAAGAGGGCGTAAGATCCACTTCTGTATCTGCTTTGAAATTGCTTATATCTAGGTCTTCATTACTACTACCTAACTCAGTTTCCGTATTACTGGTCTCTGTTTTAGGGGAAGGAGTATGGTTAGAATCCAAGTTAGCATTAGCCTCTTTTACTGTAGAAGTACTACCTTCAAGATCCGTAGCAATGTATTGATTGAAGTGAATGTCTCCCCTACTAAAATATTCATTACGAGCTTGGTTAGTCTCTCTTGAAATATTACCAGCACTAGCAACTAATCCTGGGATGCCAAGCTCTAAGAAACCTCTCATGCCAAGTAAGCCTAAACCCCCATCGGTAACTACTCTATCCTTTATATCTTTCTCCAGTTTTTTGTAATTATCTTGGTAAGTACCAGTATCCCCCATAAGCTCAAATGCTTCATGGATTCTCTGTAGGGGATTATTTACTGACTCTGTAATGGAAAACTTAATTACAGCTTCTTTGTACGATTCATTATAAATTTTAGTAGTAAGTTCAGGATTTAAAGTAGACATGCCATATGCATCATGGAGATTTAGTGCAGTAATCCCTGTTTGCTCATGTAACTTTTCAATGAATAATAATTGTACTGTAGCATCTAAGGAGTGCGTCAACATTACAGGAACTCGCACTCCCGGGTGATCTACTTCTTTCCTATACCCGGTAACTTTTCTACGCCCTACTGCTCCTTCTTTTGTAATAATAGGGACATTTGACGTATAACTAGGATCATTAATTACTTGTTTCTCTGAAAGTACTGGGCCTAAGATGCCCTCATCTATAGACTCTGAAAAATAAGTTTCATAGTAAGGTGTTACAGCGATTAACTGTTCATTGATAGTTTTCCTGTCACCTACAGTTAGTGCTGTTATATCATGCTCTTTCTTATACTCTTCTATAGTTGCTTGCTCATATGCCTTGTACAGGTGGTAGGTTAAGCTTGTCATATTAGTCAACTGTCTCCTAGCCTCAAATACATCCCCATACTTTTCTTGTAGAGTATCTTTAATAAGCTGACCATAAGACTTGTTTAGGTTTGCTCTTACTACAGTACTTATATCTGCAGGTAATCGACTTAAGAGATTTTGCTTAGTAAATAATATAACCCCTGTTTTGCCTGTTAGTTGATTATATGCTTTATTTAATGCATCAATCCTCCCTTGGCTATCTATATCTTCCCGTGTTTTATGTAAGTTAACTAAATCCTTCTTTAGCTCTGCTATAACAAAGTCGGAGTATTTATTTATAATGCTGGTAATGGCTGCCCCATAGTTAGAGATTAATAATGCAGGTTTAGCTAATTCTCTACCTAATGAACTTATTATGAATTGTGGCAGACCTTGTTCATCTATAGATTCCCCTTTCTGTAAGGCACCTACAAGGCTTTGTGCAGCGTCCAAACGATCATTAGCTGTACGAATATGTTTGGCTGTATTGCGCCCTCTACGCGCCATTTCAGCTTTAATAACAACATACTTTGGTTTCCCTGGTGTAGCATTGTTAAGAATCATTGCTGCAGTACGTTTACTATCGTCAGCTCTAGCTGAATATAATATATTGGCTGCAGTTCTTAAGTTGTTAATGTCTTTGATTGAATTAAGCTGTTCCTCCGAAATCCCTAACTGTGGTTGTGACTCCCCATCAAGGTCTTTATTTATAAGATTAACTAAAGAGTCTATATTATTTTGTAATGCATTCGTGTACATATAATGTACAGTTTCTGGGCTAAGTAAGTTGCCCTCTTTTATTGCCTTATTCACTCTAAAAATAGTACTATTAATTGCTTTGGTGATCCCTGCACTAATCATAGTGTCTAAGAGTTCTGCTTTTGTTTGGTCCCCTAATACTTTGTTGACATTAACTTCTCTAGTTAATATATCTGCCATCAATTCTTGGTATGAGTCCTGACTTCCCGTTTTCTGTTTATACTCTACATAAGTTTTGAATGTACTAGAGTCCTGCATCACACCTGTCTTAGCAAGTCTTTCATCTACTGAGAGGTTACGAATAAGTTTTTGTAAAATAGATGTACGCTTTCCCCTAGAATCGTAAAAGGTAGCTATAGCTTCGGGGTCTGAGTTCTCTATTACCTTTGCTTCTAATATACCAATATTGCTGGAAGTAACTCCCCCACTTTGAGTGACTAATTGAAGTAAGGTAATAGCAAAACCATTTGTCTTACCATCTACTTCATAGAAAATTGAAGTATCAAACGAATCACCCTCTTCTGTGGAAATATAATCCCCTAATGCAAGTAAACCAGTTAAATGGTGTAGCCCTTCGTTCCCTTTATGGTCTTTTATAATCAACGACTCTACAATGCCTGATCCAAAATCTTCAGGAGTGTTTGTTTCACTTAGCCCATTTGCAACTTCTATTTGCTGTTGTAAGAAACTATCTGGGGTATTCGCCTCGTCTACTAAGCCATTAAACACAGTGTTTATCTGATTTATATTCATATTATCAATACTATGTCCTAACGCCTGTGTGACAGCTAGTTTGAACCCCAATAAACTATCTGAGTCGCCTTTAGTTATACTTATTTTATTGGCAGAGTACTGCATAATAAACCTAGCAAACTTATCTCCTTGAGGATTAAGTTTATTATTTTCTAGACCTGTACGTGTATTTGTCCAACCAACTTGGGTTAAATAGAACTCAGCATCTTGGGTAGGTAATCCCTCTACAAAATCAAAGAAGTCATTTATAGACCGTACTGTAGTATCATATTTTGCTTTCTCAGACATAAAATCATCTGAGTGTATGACTTGTTCATCTAGAGGGGTAACAATCATGTCTATAACCTGTTCTCTACCTAATGAGAGTAACACTTGGGTTATTGATTTATTTAGCTTAACGGGCTTCTTAGAGTGTTCTAAACGTATTTTAGCTACTTTAGGATTCACCTTATTTTGTTTTTTCCCTCCTGCAGTTTCTTGCAATTCTGTTGGTTCATTTAATGAAGGTAATTTATCTACAGAAGTTACCCCAAATAATTTATGCCCTAATGATGCTGTATTAGTAAACATATTAGCCATAGTGTCTAATCTAGGATGTACCTGTTTGGTGGAATACCTATTACCTGCTTTAGTTGTCTTAATATCAACTCTATGATTCGCACTCAAGAAGGATATAGTTTGTAGCGCGTCTGCAAAATCTTTCTCGTAACTTCCTTTGATATACTGCCCGGTTACATTGTCAAAATACTTAGTAAATGTTTCTAAATTTAATGCAGTAGGATCAGTTATCGCTTGATATAATGCTGTAGGCATAACTGTTTCTACTAGAGTTCCAGTGTTTAGCATAGACTGAGTGATTATCGCACCTGCAGTTGAATCCATTAAATCAGATACTGACTCTAATGTTTCATCGTTTGCCTGAACACCTATTATAGATTTAAAACTTCTACCTATATCTTTTTCTAAGTCTGATCTTAACTTACCTATATTACCTAGTACCTTGACATGGAAATTATTAATTGGCTGTCTCTTATCTTTAATACCCAAGATGGATGCTGTTCGAGTACGAGCTTCTGCTGGGTTAATATCTTCTAGCATAGAGCCTGTAATGTAATCTAGTGAAGCCATAGCAAATGCTGCTACTACGTTATCATCAAAAACTTTTACACCTTCTCCGCGTAACATACTGTATATAGGGGCAGTCGCAAGGAATGATCCGTTAATTAATGGATTACCTTTTGAGTTTATAGTCGATGAAGTTACCTGCCGTTTTCGATACTCTTTTATATACTTTCCAATATAGTCAAAGACGTTATCTATACTCTGTTGCTGTACATCATTTAAGTCAGTATTCGGAGGTAATGATGCAAGAATTGCTTTATCAAAATCAAGCCTATTAGTTAAGTCAAAGCTAGATCCAAAAATATTACCTGAAGGACGTAAAGTAAACCATTTAGTAAATACGTTAGTGATGGCTTCAATTGTTCCCTGCGTCTTAGTTTTACGCTCTGGGGCATCTATGAAATCCGTAGCCTTGTTTGTATTTTCTGCATACGATTCTGTTTTAGCTTTCAGTCCTAACTGTATCGCCAACTTACCTTGTTGTGCCTGAGACTCAGCAAGACGTGTAGCGTTAGTCTCTAATAAAGCCACGGCATCCGTTAAGTATGTTTTACTTTTAGGGTTTAGTTTATCAATACCGGATTCTAGTTGTTTAATAACCGCTGCTTTCTGTGTTGCATCTAAGTTAGAATCTTTTGTTAATTTATCCAGTAATTTAAGTTTAGCTTTAGTGTATGGGGTACCTTCTTTAACTTTGGTATTTACCTGTTTAGTAGGGGCATCACTTTGCTGATTTGGGTTAACAAAGGTTGGATTAAACTCAACTAATAAAGAGTTAACTGCTCTCATTATGTTTTGCTTGTGAGTTTTGTTGCTAATAAACTTTTCGCCATTCAGCGCTATCTGCATTATTTTACTTAATTGTTTATCACTTAAGGGAATCTTACTATTGTATAATTCCTCAAAACGCTCTCTAACTATGGTTGCATTAACTGTACTTGGAGCATCAGGGTGGATCTCATTCCCATTTAATTCATCTATGCTTGATTGATACCCTACACGTATATCAGTATCTGTACCGGATTCTTCTGGAGTAGTAGTAGTTGTTTGTTGTTGTTGTTGGGTATTTTGTACTGTATCAGGTACATTCGCTTTCGGCTTATCAGCCTTCGCTACTGTACCTTTACTGGTCTGAGGAGTTGGATAAGTATACCCAAAATTACTTTTTAATTGGGCGCGTAAATAGTTATCTATTTTAGGGCTACTTTCAGCTAAATTAGCTAAGCCCGTACCTAAACCATCTACCGGAAACACTATATTCTTTCCTGAATCTTGAGCTTCCTTGATACTAGTAATAGCTGTATCTATAGCAGTCTTGTATGTATCAAAGTCTGCATCAGTTGCAAAGGCCCCATCCTTATTACTGGGTAGATTTTTAGTAGGAATACCTATTGAGTTTTCTGCATCACGGATTACTGCTTGTCCCGCTTTACCCTTGCCTATTAGGTTATCTCCAAACACAAATAAAGAATCTTTATGTTTGCTAGGGGTATTTACACTTACCCGCTTAATCCGTTGAATTTTACCTTTAGTAGGCACGTCTGCGGTGCCCGTATCCGTATTCTGTACAGATGTAGTTTCTGGAGTAGTAACATTATCGACACTTTGTTCTGGAGTACTCCCAACCTCTGTAGAGCCTTCTAAGGGACTGTTTGTAGTTATCCCGGCAAAGTTACTAAGATGTATATCTGTAACCTTCAGTAGCGGTAAATCCTGCTGTCTGAGAGCCTTAGATACACTGTGCATAATCTTAGTAACTTGTGCATCTAAGTCAGCTGGATTTTTATCTTTTAGTTTTTGAGGTATATATTTAGCAAATGCTTTCTTATACTCAGGACTAGTCTTCGGTTTATTTAAGTCAAGAATTTCCTTACTTTTATTAATTAAACCATCCCTGAATTGAACATACTCGTTATAGGCACCAACCTTATCTGCTTTACTAGTTGCAGTAAGTATTGCCTCTATGTGCTGTACTACGCCTTTTTTTGCATTTGGTTTATCCGTAAGCAATGGGGCATTATCTGCTATATTTTGAGATACAGCACTTATTGAGTTAACTGCTTTGTAATAATCAATCGCTGCTTTAGATTCCTCAGATAAACCATCTATTTCTGCTAGTTGATTTACTTGAGATTCAGTGACCCTAGTACCACTACCTAACAAAGTGTTGGCTTCATCTACTGTGATTTTAGTAGAATTGTCCTTCGGGGCATCTACATTAGTATTCTCCCCAATAACTGTGGAGTTATCCGCATCTAACTTTTCTTTTATAGCCTGTATAGGTGCTTGTGCTGTAGCTTTAATACCCTCTTTAATTGTAGTTATTTTGTCGTTTTGTATTACGTAAGCGTCCTTTAAAGTACGAAATTCACCCAAGTCTGTTATATACTGTTCAATAGCTTGTGTGTACTCAGTAACTTGTTCATCAGTTAAGTTGGGAGTCTCTTCATGACTAATTAACTGTTTTTGAAATTCTTGTACAGTATCCCCAATATCTGCAAGTGCCTTACCTCTAGTACCTAAATCATTAAATATAACAGTGGCTGCCCTAACTAGTTCTTCATTATGCTTAGCCAGTTCTTTCTCGTCTTTAGGTATGAATTTTTCATTAGTAATTGCTTGTAAATAAGCTAATGGGTTAGCTTCCTTATCTATATTACTTAAGTCTCCTGACTTGATCGCTTTTTTAGCAATAGGATCTACATTACTTAAAGTCTTCTCTTCAATCTTTTTAGAGACTGCTTGAACGCCTGTTTTAATTCCAGTAGAAACTGTTGAGCCTACATTAGGTATATTCAAAACAGCAGCTAAGCCACCACCTGAGATAACACCTGCAACTAATCCTTGAGCAGCACCTTCTATAACGCCTTCTGACAGCTTCTGATCATCGTTTGAGGTCAATCGTTGAGCTACGTTTCCTGCAAAGGTTCCTGACGCTCCTTGGAGGGTCTCTTCTACGCCTTCTCTTGCTGCAGAACTGGTTACTGGGTTAACCAATATTTTAGAGGCTATTTTTTTACCTACTGGGGAATCGACTTTAAATCCAAGACCTTCTAACTTAGCTGAACCGGTTAATTTACCTGCTACGGCTCCTGTAGCCCCTGCTATTAAAGCAGTAATTAAACGTCCTGTATTAGCTAATGCCCGTTTAGCTTGTTTATGTGTCTGACCTTGTTTACGTAACTCTCGATATTCTTTAGAGCTTGCATTTAAGTCTTTCTCAGTAGAGTTCAATATTGTAGATTGAACCTCGCCTGCATTACTTATTCCTTCCGATACAGCTACATAAGTTAATCCAGTTTTAGATGCAATACTATTTACTGCTTTAACCCCAGCTTTAGATTCTAAATAATCTTTAGCTCCTTTTCTAGAAGCTATTTCTTTTATTTCTTTAGTTATTGCCTTACCTGCTTTAGTACGTCTGAAGTTTTTAGCTACTTTACCTTCGGGTACATTTGCATTAAATAAGGCTTTACCTTGCTTAGTTCTAGTAACATTCTTAGCTGCTAGTTTTCCTGCAGCACCGGCTAACTTGGCTCTGAATATGTTGGTTATTCCTCCGGGCACAAGCGCTTGGGGAATTGACTCTAATGCAGAATCTAAACCAACAGTTGCAAATTCAATTTGGTCGGCTACTGCACTACCAAAGTTTTTAACTCCTTGAAAAAAGTTATCTAAGCCGGTGGGATTAGTTGCATCAAATTGTTGATTGGTTAAGCCTCTCTCATGTGACCTACGAGCTATTTCTGCTCTACGCGCAGTTAGTTGCTCTGATTCGAATGAGTTGGCTATACGCCTACTTCGTTGGAATTTTTGGCTTAGACTTTCCCCATACTGATCTTCGGTTGCTTTATCTAAATCAATATTGCCGAGAGAGATCCCGTATAATGCTAAATCTGTTGCGCCATACGCAATTTGCCCTAAACCTAGTGAAGCTCTTAAGGCTAGAGAAGCAGCATCTTGGGCATGTTCCCCAAAATCTCTACGGTTATTACGTATTACGGTTTCATTGAACCTATCCAAAGTATCTTGATTAACTTTATCATTTATTGAATTCTGCTTGGCTTGGCTTGCATTAGCTACCGCATCTTCTTTTTGTCCAAACATGTTAATAGACGATTGTTTGGATAAATCGAAGTCTATAAAACTATCATCAAATCTCATGTAAGCTATTTTCCAAATTGAGGTAAGGTCTGACCTTTTTGCCCGTGATTAAGTATCTGCTCTTGTATTTTTTTAGTATTAGCTTTAGCTTGGTTTAATCCAAGGTCTGCAGTATTGAATGCTTTACTTCTAGCATTCATCAATTCCTGTATACGCGCTTTAAGTTTATCTTTCCTTACGCCTTTATCTTGCCAGAATCCATCATCTAAAGTAGCTAGTTTTATAGCAGCCTTCATTACTGATGCAGGAACTGGTTTACGTTCAGCTCCAGCAAGTTTAATATACCTTACCTCCTCACTAGAAATTAAAGCTCTAAGTTCTTTGCCTGCAACCCCATCATTACCTAAGAAGCCTAATACATTACTGCCCTCATTATCTATATTGATTTCATCCATAACCTCAGATATTAAGTCTGATTGCTCCTCTACAGTCTCATACTCAGGTTTTCCCGGAGTAAACTTATCAAAGGCAGCCTGTGCAGTAGCTAATTGACTTGAAGCTTCAGTAGAAGCCCTTTGGTTGGCTAATGCTAACTTACGATCACCAAATCCACTATTCCTACTTTGGGCATCAAACTGAGAAGTATATGTTTGTTCTAACTGTGCACGTCTAGTTGATTCTGAAGCTTTATATCCAGATGAGGCACGTAGGTTTTCAAGTCCACGTTTATATATTCCATTGATTCCTAGCTCTTTCTCTAAAATTCGTCTGTCTTCTTGTCTGGAAGCTACCCCTTTATCAAAAGCGGCTTTTCTATCGTTAAACGTCTTCCTACGCTCACCTATCTCCTTTAAGTTAAATAAACCTTCTGGAGTAGTGTATTCCGTAGCTTCGACTTTACCATCTTGGTTAAGCGTTATATAAGGGTTTGCCTGTATTGCGCTTCTATTTTTAACTTGGTCTTCATCAAATTTAATTTTACGTAGTCTATTCCCTTCTTCAATGTAACCTATCGCAATTTGTTTGGTATTTGGATGTATCCCTAATTTAGTAAATTTAGCATTTGGATCAAAGTCACCGTACTGTTCCAGTGCTTCAGCTTGTCCTGTACTAAAGGTATTTACAGCATTCTGGGATGCCTTAAAAGTATCAGTATCTGCTTGTGTAATATTATAGTTACCGTCTGCGTCTTTACTAGCTCCAGATGCTTGTAAGAAATCATTGAACTCAGTATTCATGTTCCCAAATTCATCTACAGTTTCATTTCTATCATTCTCGCTAAAGTCAATAGCAGAGCCTATAGCAGTCTCTCCAGCTACTCGTGTAGCTTCCTTAGCCTGTTGTTTGAAGTAGGTTTCAGTTTGTCGTCTAGTTGCTAAACCTTGTGACAATCTTGAAGACCTATCGTTTAATCCAAATGCAAAGCCATCTTTAGATAGTGCTGCCTCATATTCACTAAAGTTATTGGTTTGCTGTCCTTTAACTAACAGCGCACCTAAGTCCTGCACAATACTTCTATCATCTATAGATTTCTTTTTATCACTAAAGGCTTGGTTAGATAAGAATAAGTCTTGGTTTTCCTTATTTTGCCCAGAAGCATTAGTGAATACATTAGCGTTTAAACGCCCACCAAACCTAGCCTTGAGTGCCGTAGAGGATAAATCCGCACCAGCTAATGCATCCGCTGTAGTAAGGCTATTAATGTAATCATTGGCCTGCTGTGAGCGGTCATCTGCTTGAGAGTCGGCAATTCCTTGTACACGGGTCAAACCTCTATTAAGTGCTTTACTTATATTTTCAAGGTACTGTGCGGTATTATCTTTACCATTACGGAAAGATGCCCTACCTAGAGCACTTACATCTATTGAGTTTTGCATAAGCTTTCCTTAATTAGGGATTCTTTCAAAATTAAGCGTCTGTTTTTTGTATCCAGGAGTATTTAACGCTCTGTGTCGTTCTCTGTCGTTAAAATTAGATTCCAACCCTAATAGTTTATTATTGTTTATGATGGAGTTGGCACTGAAGTTTTGTTTAAATTGCCTATTCTGATCTCTTTGAGCATTGAAGTTCAAATATGCATTAAATCCGTCTACAGCTAAACCCCCTAATTTTATCCCATCATCTAAACTAAAGCCACTCTCTCCCGCTTGGTTTGCATTGCTTTGTCGTAGGCGCTCTGCTTGTATTTGTTCCTGTATACTTTGCATTTGTGTGGCATTTCCTCCGGCAGCATACCCTTGAGTATCCGGATGATTTATCCCACCTATAGAGCTTAAACTTTGAGAGAGTGCAGTACCTCCTAGGTTATTAAAGCCTCCAGTATTGAAGTTTCCAGTACTAATCGCAGTGGTTGGAATATTGCTTTGACCTACATTACCAAAAGATTGGAAGCTATCGTTTCTGTATGGTTGTGCTTGTTGTAAAGCGAAAGAGTTGTTAGCGATAGTGTGCATTATGTTAGTCCTCGAATGCTTGTGTTGTATTCACTTAATTCAGGCAATCTAAGTAGATTACCTATATATGAGTCAATATTATCTAAAGATAATACACCCGGATTAGTTATATGTATACTTCTATTGTAATAGGCGGTTGGGGATTCATTCAAATCAAGCACAGGTCTATTTACAATTAAATCTAAATAATTTAGTTCTCCGCCACCATCATCTAATAAATCATTGATCTTAGCTATTTGTTCTTCTTGAGACTCTAGTAAATCTTCAGCTACTGCCATCTCTCTACGTAAATCTTCAAAGGCGTCTGCAGTTACTACATTAGTGGCTGTAATTAGGTACCCAGCAGCCTGCATAAGCTGGTCTGCGCTCATTAGTGCAAAAGTACCTGAGCCATCGCCTAATGTAATAGAAGCCACCGCTGCAACCGCTGCAAGGAATAATGCCGCTTCCCCTCCAATAGCGTCTACAAGTATAGCTAATCCATAGACAATAATCTGCCCTATTACATAATTCTGTATTAAAAACCAAATAGCCTCCCATATACCTTCACTACTGCCTAGGGATACTGCGAGGAGTACAATACGTACAACTAGCATTATTGTTGCAAAGGTACTTGTTTGGTACCATTTAAGTTTAGTGACTGTTATAGAGTAGATACTTATGTGCAGTCCCTGCTCCAAGATATATGCTTGTATTATTGGATGTAAGTTATTAATTACGTTATGTGATATAGGAAGTAGAAATCGTCTATTACTTAAATCATTAAGCGTAGCCAACACACCTTTACTTTTCCTAGTTTCAGTATCTAGTACGCGAGTAAAGTAATCCAAGCCATGAATTACTATTTGTATATATGTGGTTGGAGTGTGTTGTTTGCGTAGTATTAACGTATGATTGTTATATCCTAGTCCATATCGATCATAACTACTAAAGTCTCCTAGAACTATTTGACTAGATATCTCCCCTAGTAAAGTCTCAGTTACATCTCCATCCTGTACATAGGTCACTCCATCATTGTTTGGGTCAAGTTCTGCCCCATCTACAATTACCACTTGTAAATTAGGTACAGTGGTACTAGTGATGGCTCCATTTAATTCTTCAACTGTGGTAAAAGTATGTCCTATACGAAAGCTTATTTTACTGGAACTGTAATGGGTCGTATTACCTGCGTAAAAAGTAGGTCCATGCGTTATCCAATCTGATTGTGAAAATGCGTTCTCATGGTAATGCGCGTTCCTGAAGAACTCATATAGATACATTAAACTCTCTTGTTCGCTTGTATCAAAGTCTACTCCGAACATTATGAACGCATCTTCTACGCTGGATAGTGATGTACTGTCATCAGGGTCTTCAAGCCCTTCCATTACAGTATCTAATTCAATACCTAGTTTGTTTAACAGGTAATCTGTATGCCGTTTGTAATCTACCCCTAGTTCATCCTCCGATACCTTTTTACCTGAATCAATTAGTACCGCGAAGGGAAAACACCCATCCTCAGAGAAGCCAACTAGGTTTGTATGAATATCTGGGTAGGTGTTATCGTTTTGGTTATACATCCAAATAAATACCCTATGGTTACTTTTTAAGAAGTACCGGACTTGGTGTAATATGGAAATATCAGTATATGATGAAGTTAAAGATAAATCATATACTCTAGTTTGGACTACGGAAACGTCTGCGAAATCCCAGTAAGTGTCGTAATCCTGCTGGCATTCTCTTTGCCCATCATCAGTTTGTGCATCTTGGCACTCACTGTAGTCTCTGTACTCTATTATAGTGCTGTGAGATATTGTAAGTGTATTTCCAACTATTGTGGGAGGAGCAATTACACGTTGCCTAGACCCACTAGCTATCTTGTAAAAATCAAATATACCATGAGTGGTATACGTACTAGCACGGGTATTGGTTACTGTTAATTTCACATCATCTAATAACCATTTTATAGCCACTAAATTAGGTTTAGTGGGCCTATAGGCATAATACTCTATTATTATTTCTTCCCCGATTTCAGCTTCTATAATAGCTTGTATTGCTTCAACAGAGCCTTCGTCTTCAACAGCATCTGCCGCATCTCTGCCTGCAGTACGATCAGTAGGAATACCGTCTGGATGATAATTCTTACCATATTGAAAATACTTCTCCGCGGAGGATTTGAATGAATTTAGGTGGTGGGTATAGGTATCGGCGATAACGCTAGATATTGTATGTCTTACGCTTGTGTCTATATTAGAGTTATCTAGTACACTTCTTAAAACAACAGAACTAATCTTATTATCTTGAGTACCTGAAGGAAATAAGGGCTGCCCTTGTACGGCAGCCGCTACACTATACTCAGCCATTGTGTTTAAGCACCTATGCCTGTCTTAGCCTTTACTATTACTGAAGCAATATCTGCATCTGCTAGGTTGTTTGCAGTAGTGTTCGTGCCATTTGGATCTGCTGATTTACGTACAGACCATGTGTCAGTCATAATTTTGGCTAACTTCTGTTCAGCATCACGTAAGAACCCATCTGCTTGTCTATGATATAACTTACGTTGAGCACCTACAGCACCATTAACAATATTAGGTTCTACTGTAGCATCAAAGATTGTAGTACCGTTTACTACATTCTTAGTTTGGGCTTGTTCAGTCCATTTCTTCTCAATTAATAGATCCTTCTCAGAATCAATCTTAACTGTTTGACTATCTAGCACGATACCTTGCTTAGCTTCATTGGTTACTTTCTCAGTTAATAACAGGATTTCTTGGTCTGTCTTGAGTTCGTCAGTAAATAGGTTCTTTTCTTGCTGAACACCTATTAAAGTTTCCTGTGCAATTTTAGACTGTTGAGATACGCTTAAAGCAATATCTTGATCTAACTTAAGCTTTTGAGTAACTTCGGTCAATGCCTGATTACCTGTCATGGTTACTTTAGAATTAGTTAGTGACGTAGTTGCAATGGCTGTATTCAGAGCCTCTGCATTCAATAAAATGTCTCCATCTAACTTAGTTTCCTGCTTTCCAATCATTGTAACTTCTGCTGCTGATTTAAGAACCTGTTGTTCCATATTCAATACAGATTGTTGTTCAGTCAATACTTCCTGTTCCAACTTATCTCTTTGTTGAATTAACAAGGTTCCTTGTACTGTACTATTGATAGTATCTTGCTCTGTTTTACTTGTCTGCGCCGTTGTAAGCTCTGATTGGTTAACCATGTTATCAACTTTAGCTTCTGATAAAAGAACCTCTTGAACAGCGTTCAGGACATCCTGCTGAGCAACCAATACATCTTGTGTGGTTTTTTCTACTTGTTTGGCTGTTAAATCGCTATCTTTAATTGTTTTAACAGTCTGTGCTGTGGTCAGTTGAACCTGCTCTTGCATTTGGTTTACTTTCGCTTTGGAGAATGAAACTTCCTGTACAGCATTCAATACAGTCTGCTGGGCTACAAGAACCTCCTGTTCTACTTTCAACTTCTGCTTATCAGTTAACTGACTATCATTTAGTGTCTTAGAAGTTTGGGCAGTAGTTAATTGTACCTGCTCACCCATCTGGTTCACTTTAGCTTTAGATAATGCGACTTCTTGTACTGCGTTCAGCACAGTCTGTTGCGCTACTAGTACATCCTGTTCTAACTTCAATTTTTGAGTATCGGTCAGTTCACTGTCATTTAAAGTCTTAGAGGTTTGTGCAGTGGTTAATTGTACTTGTTCCTGCATCTGAGCAACTTTCGCTTTAGAGAATGCAACCTCTTGTACTGCATTTAATACAGTCTGTTGAGCCACAAGAATATCTTGAGTCAATTTCTCTGTTTGCTTTTGTGTTAGCTCGCCATCACCAATTGTTTTATGTACTTGAGCTGTTGTAAGTAAGATACGCTCTTGCATCTCTTCTACTTGAGCCTGTGATAGTAGTACTTGCTGTACAGCGCCTAATACTTCTTGCTTAGCTACAAGAATATCTTGAGTCAATTTCTCAATTTGCTTCTGAGTTAATTTACCATCACCGATAGTCTTATGTACCTGTGCTGTTGTTAATAGTATTTGTTGAGCCATTTGCTCTACTTGAGCTTTAGACATCAGTACTTCTTGAATTGCGTTTAATACTGACTGTTGTGCAACTAGGATATCTTGGTCTAGTTTTAACTCTTGCTTTTTAGATAAGCTAATATCTTGGATAATTTTAGTTGCTTGTGCTCTTGTTACTACAAGCTGTGCTTCCATATCTGCTATTTTGGCAATAGATAGTAAGATGTCTTGTTGTGCATTAAGAACCTGCTGTTTAACTAGCTCAGTTTCTTCTACAGCTTTCAGAGTACCTTGTACGATTGAAGCTTCTTGTACAACGCCTACGGCTGTATCTTGGTTGGTTTTCGCTACCTGTGAATCTATCAGTAAACCTTGCTTAGGAATATTTAACCCTTCAGCCAATAAGTTTGCTTCGGTTACTACTGCGATTGCTTCATTCTGTATAACTAACGAAGTGTCTGCTTCCAGTTTGGCTATCTGAGCCAGTAGAAGTAGACACTCTTTTTCTGCATTGATACGTTGTTGGTCTAGTAAGGCTGCCTGCTTATCAGCAGCCTGCCTTCCTAAAAGGAAAGCTGTTGATTGCTGAAGGATTGAGTCCATAGATCCTAAGGACACCTTTGCATAATCTGAGCCTTTTAACCTGCCCTTCTTATACTCGGAATCCAAGTGGACTGATATAGCGCGCATGAGTTCATCAAAAACTCCTGTGCCATCAGTTTCCTGTGTTGTAAGGTCTGTGATCTCAATCGCTGACATGATTTATCCTATGCTAATATAACAGTATTATTTACAGTACTATCTTGCTTTACAATCAAAGCAAGTACTGTATCTAAGATGGTGAAGCTAGTAGCGCCTCCAGTACCTAGTATAATGGTGTAAATACCTAATTGAGTTGGAGTGTAGGCATAAGTCAACTGACCGTCTACAGTAGCTGTAGACTGTGTAAACGTAGTAGTCCACCCAGCTCCATTAGCTCCCTCACTATAAGTTACAGTTCCATCTGGAGCGGTAACTTGAATATCAAAGTAAGCTTCATTATAAGTAGCAAAGCTTGCGCTTTTAGTAAGTACCCAATCAAATGTAAGTGCGTTATTTTGTATTAACATAGTATTTTACCTTAGTCTAAGTTATTTGCCATCGCTTGTCGTTTAGCCAAGTCATTAAACTCATGTTCATTTAATGGCGCTAACTCTTCAACACTAAACTCAGGTATGAGTTTACCCTTACGAATCTTTTCGCCTTTCGGACCTTTGATTGTATGGAACACTTGGCACTTTCTTTCTTTAATTACATTCAAGATAATGCGTGGAACAAACCAACCTTCTTCTGCATTAAATGGAACATACTTTTTCTGTGCTGGAACAATAGAATTAGAAACAGTGAATATTTCACCTTCCCATTCTTTCTTATTTGGATTCATACATGCTACACGAACTCTAATAAGCTTAGTAGCTTCTTTTACTATTTTAGCATGCATTTCTATAGTAGGTATTACACGTTTTTGTTTAGGTATGCTCATTATTGCGGGGGGTTGTGAAGATACCGCCTGCGTAGGTATATTTGGTTCAGGTGCAGTGGAATGATTAGCCACTTTATCCTGTAATTTCTTTAGGCCTATCATTGGGTGAAAAACAATACCTAGAGACTTAGCGTGTACTTTTAAAGCGTTTAAGTCTGCAGGTTCAGTTGTAACTGCGTTTTGGTCTGATGTCATTTCTTTCTCTCTTATAAAAATAAGCCCCTCAGGATTGAGAGGCTTATATTAGTTTAGTTTAGTGTACTACTAGTATTCTGCAACACACTTAACAACTGCGATACGTTCTGGACGTAGTACCATGAAACCGTAGTACCATTTAATAGACATGAAGCCTATTTCGCCATAAGGATCATCTTTTGAGTACGAGATACTGTCACCCGGCTTAGAGTGCTTAATCTTGAACTTAACAGATTTTCCGTCAGTTTGGAAACCGATAGTAGTAAACGATTTATCCCCAATAACTAGCATTGGATATACATCGTAGTTTCCACCAGTTTCTCTGTATCCAGGATTTGTCCCAACTGCGGCACCGGCACCTGCCCAATGTAACATTTCAGGAACAACGATAATCTTGAACTGGTCAATCTGTCCAATCTCACCAAGAGCTACTGAGCCAGCATCTGCATATTTCTCAACAGATACAAAACCAGAACCTACAGCTGAAGAGCCGTCTAAAGACTTAATCTTTTTAACCATAGTGATTAACTCAGAACCGATGAACATGTAACGAGCTGCTTGAACAGTCTTCGTATCAACCATGCGCGTACCTGTAATCAAGGTAGTAGACTTAGGTGTACGATTGTTATCCAAATCAATTGATAAACGTAATAAATCTTCATAAGTAGGAGTAGAGACTGTACCCTCTGCAGATATCTCAGAAGTTTGAGTAGCAATTCCACCGAAACGTACAACACCTGCTGAGTTTAATAAATCAATTTGAAGTGCGTCTTCAGTAATCTCGTTAGCACCATTGATCATTTCACGATTAACATGCATCATCATTTCTGAATCAGTATCAAAGTCCATAGACTCTTGAGTGTATTCATCGAAGAAACCAAATTTCTCTAGTGTACCTTCTAATTCAACTCGCTTGAAACCTACACGGTTAACTCGCCCACCAACTTCCGATAATGCTGGGAGTTTGTTAAGGATAGTGCCTACATCTTTGCTTGAACCATACATGTTACCGCCATCAAAGACAGGGGCTGTGTACGGGAAGATTGGGATTTCATTATGGGTATCATCAGATACTTTCCAACCAAGGGCACGAATGTCTAGGATTGTTTGAGCATAAGAAGTGTTCCAAGTGATTGAGTAACCTTCGTTAGCAAAAGCACCTACTAGGTTAGCTTTTACTTTAGCTGCAGTTGTGGCTGCTGCTGCTCCAGTTCCTTCACCTATAGCGAAAACTAAGTTCTCACCATTAGATGCTACAACTGTTCCCGGAGGTTGAAAGGTAAAGGTTTCTTTAAATTCAGTGATTGCTGAATTTGCATCAATACCTTGATCGTTGATGTTAGCATCATCGAGCAATGGTAAGTAATGGTACCGTTTAATCTTCTTACCCATGTGCTTAGGCATAGACATAGTGTCTGCCATCTGCCCAAAGTATTGTTCTTTTTTTGCCTCTATGAGGGCTTTTTTCTGCCAATAGAAGTCATTAAATTGTGTGGCACCGATACTTGAATTAGTACCATTGCCATAAACTCTTTCGTTAGCCATTAGTGGCCTCCTGTAAAATTACGTTAAATTTGTGGTTCGCTTACCCTAGCAAACTCTTCATCAGAAAGGGCTAGTGGATTAAAATCCGATGTTTTCTCTTTCTTGCTTGGAGCTGCTTTAGTTGCGCTTGCTGCTTTCTTTCGATTCTTAAGCTTGGGATCTGAGACTGTACCTGTAGTTTCAGTAGTCACATTGGCATTTAGATTAGGTTGAATATTGGACTGTTGCCCTTTAAATAACTTATTCTGTTGCATGTAATTGCCTACATTACGATACGCATCTACATCCGAGACTCCTGTAAGGTTTCCTAGCATACGTTGGTCTTGCACCATCTTGTTTACTTGATCATATGTTCCGTTCGCTATATGCTCATTGATAAACTTTATTTCTGCTGGATTCTCATACAAAAATACTCTACTGGATTCATCCCACTTATTGCCTATGATGTCGATAGTGCGGTCATATCCGTCAGAGTCCTTTATATCATCTAGGACGGAATCGAGTTCCACTTGTTTATCATCTACAGTGTAAGTACTTGGTTTGTATTCAGTATCTACGTTAACATCTACGTCTAAGGGGTCTACCCCGCTATCTTTTAGCAACTTAGTGATAGCCTGTGGATTTTTCTTATCCAAGTCTATTAAATAACTAAGTTTAGTTTCTTCTAAAATTCCATTGTTCTCTAACATTTTAAGAAGTTTCAAGTTGGGTTTGAGTCCAGCCATCTTCTTATTGTAGTCAGCGCCCATTTGCATAAGTCTTAGAGCTTCATCCACATTCTTAATCTGGACTTCTCTACCACTTGCCTTAAAGGGTTGTAACAACTTCTTGTATTCTGCTTCATAGTCTAGCTTATTGTCAACCTCTTGTGTAGACTTCTTATCTACTTCTTCAGATTCTGGGGTATCTTCATCTGATTCGTAGGCTTGCGTAGTCTCTCTGAAGGGTTCTGAATCCGGTGTAGTTTGTTCATCTTCTTCTTCTTCGGTATCATCATCGACTTCCTCAGTAGCATCTGGATCAAGTTTGGGTTCAGGGTCTTCCTTAAGCTCCTTCTCTTCCGGCTCAGCATCCTCTCCTTCAGCAGGAAGGTCTTCTGGCTCAGGCATTTCCATTATTTCTTCATCAGATAAGTCTAAAGGATTCTGTAGATGTTCATCGCCTTCTGGAGTATCAGTTTCTGTACTCATATTAGATGCCCTCCCCTAGAATTTCTTCTCTAGTTTCGTCATCCTGACTTAACGTATTCTTAGCTAAGTGCCCTGCTTGAATAACTTGTTTTAAGAAACTGCGGAAAAATCCAATACCGTCAATTTCTCTAAGTATATTTTCTTGTATATCTTTAGATAAATTTGTCTCTGCACGTAATAGAACTAATCTACTAGCATATGTTAAAAAATACGTATCTTCAATAAGGTGTTTGAAATCCTTGTTTTTAGATAAACGATCATAAGCTTCGTAGGTTTCAATTGTTTCTTTACAATGTTTACTTGATACTTCTAGTTCTGCTAAGTCTTGCTCACTCATGGTACTTCCTCGTGTGTCCCCCAGCTTGACCTGTAGGTTTAGTTGCCGTTAGGCAGATTTAGCTGAAGCCAGTGGCTTCAACTGGTTTTCTCGGACCTTATTAACGTGTTTCTGGTTTTCGAGGATCATGTTCCCTCTAGCCTGTTCACCTTGTAATTGAAGGTCCCTTGCTTGTTTAGTGCCTGACTCTTGTTCCAAGAAGTCTAAGTTCTTCTGGTCAGTATCACTACTCAAGTTCCCTACCTTAGCGTTATCTAAATTAGCGTTAGCATTGTTCTCATTAGCTTTAGCATATTCATTGGCTATTTGTGCTTTGAGGAACTCTACTTCTAACTTAGCTTTTTCTTCTGCTATTGGGTCGGGTTGAGGTTGGTATGCCTGAATTTTCTTAGACAACTCAGGCATTTTTCTTAGTCTAGCTATATCAGCTAAAATGATTTGGGAGAACTCTGGTCCCATTGTTTGTCCAGTAGTCTGTAACATAAAGGCTAATTCTTCTGCTTTACTATTATCGGCTTCTGCTGTACTTATAGTAAGTCTTAAATCAAAGTTACCTTGTAGATCATCTTTACGGATAGTTACAAACTCTTCATTAGTTACTCTTACTACTTCTTCTTCATCTAGAAATTCAGCATTCATGCTAACTATTTTACGTCCAATTTGTTTCATACCCTCTGCAAGTCTACGTAATATACCAAGCTCTCTTTTAGAGGACGCATCCATAGCAGAGCGTACACCTGCTGCAGTTTGTGAACCAATACTGCCAGTATTACTCTGTGCGAATGCTCGGACTCCTGACATGCTCTCTGCTTCTGCATTTTGTGCAGTTAGCATAAACTGTGCTGAATTAGGGATCTCTGGGTAGGTATGCATGAAGAAGCCCTGTCGTGGGTCCATTGTTGCATTGAACTCGTAATCTTCTCCAGCATCATACTTACGCCTATTGGTTACATCTAAGGCATCTTTACGTCTACCCATCTGTCCATTGGCACTTCTACCCATGATGTCAATCATACCTCGGGTGACTGCTCCAATGATTTGTTGGTTTTCTTCTAATAACTCTCCGTCTGGTTGCCCATATATCGAACGTCTAACCGGTAAATATGCAGCCGCTACGAAAGGTAGTTTTTTGTCTGGAAAAGGATTCTCTTCTAGGCGTATAAGTATGTTACCTACATAGGTGGCTACAATAGGCTCCACTGTACCATTATCATGTATATCCCAATAGCCCCAGTACTCATAAACCACAAATTTCTTACGTGCTTTATCCGCAAAGTTAAAGTTACTTAAATCATCTGAATCATGATCAGGTTCACCTAAAATATCATTATTTTCGATGTCAATTTCATCTAAGTTCTTGTACTTACCATCCCTCTTCAATTCAGACAAAGAGGACTCAAAACTATATATAATAAAACTAGCTTTATCTAAGTCCCCCATTGCTGAAGGGTCAATTGTTATGTTTTTATAATTAACTATATCTAGTGTAGGTTGGTTACGTAAAGTATTCATTACTAACTTAACGCCAACTTGTATAGGTATATGGGGGACATTGGTTCGCATTGTAAGCTCATGGGCTTGTCGCATCTCAGGAGGTAATAGATTCATTGAATTAGGATCAGCTTGCATCTGTTGCATAATCTGCTGATGTTGTTGAGCTACTGCAGGATCATTAGAGGGTTGTAATTGGTAATCAGGAACCTCAACCTCTTCCTCTTCAAAGTCCCATCCAACTCTGACTATAACCGTACCTTCATCTACTGCTGTTCTAATGTATTCATCAATGAACTTAGTCTTTTGTATTTTAGTATTGAGTTGGTTGTTAAGAACTAATCCATTTTGTATGGCTGCCTTCTTATCTTCATATGTTATTGGGTCAGCATTGAATATATCATCTGTACTTAGGAAAGGCTCACTTAGAGAAGCGTAGCGCCACTCAGCTTGCTTACGAATTAGTTTAGGGACAATGCTAGATCTCCCTTTAACCTTCTTACGTTTAGTCATACCAGTTATATTGAGATTATCTAACCAACGGTTAACATCTGATATGTGGCTCTCCCTATCAGAGGAGGCATCCGTGTAGTCTTGCTTAAAGTCTTTTACAGTAGGTTCGTTTTCCCAATCAGTAAACTTCTCAGTTTCTGCACCTATTTCTAAACGCCCTTCTTCAGGTTTATCAAGTTCCATACTTTTACCTATTTTATACACTAATCGAAGTATATATTATTTTAATTAAAATCTAAACTGTTTGTTCAGTAGTGCCTATAGTACCTGTGTCAGTACTAATCGGCGTATAGTTTACTGATTTAGTTATAGTATAGTTGTGAGTAACATTATTTACAGTGCCCGTATCCACATAAACTCTACTACTAAATACGCAAAACATGCGGTCATAAAAATATGTTTCAGGTTCTTCTCCCGTTTCCCAATCATAATTTAGTAAAGTGATAGTAGGGACTACAACAATAGAATCTATTTCGGTTGTATCCCTAAATAGTCTATAAGTACAGCTGGCTGCTTGTTGTATATAATCCCCATCTGAATCAGTACCATCAAATCCACCATTCTCACCCGATTGAGAATAACCCCATGTAATAGTTACGTCATTACCTATACCTTTATGTGTAGTGATAGTACCTGCACTACCGCTATTAGTGTTAATTTCAAATGTGGCTGGAATAGCTCCAATTACCTTATTAAAAGTCTGTAAAGCTATTATAGTAAACAGTTCTCCATTTATTGTTTTACCTGAAATAGTGTGCGTAATTGAACCAGTTGTTGTATTTACGCCACCTGACCAATCTTGTATTGGGGAAACACTTACGTATAACCCGAAATCAGATAAACCTCCTGCAATGACATTTTGTCCTGTCATAGCCAATAACCATGTTCCATCTGCTGTCCCTGCTCCAGCTACACCTGCTCCAACGTAATCAAGCTCAGTACCTCCTTGGTAAATATGTATATCTGTACCTGAATTAGCAAAATCAAATACTGTACTTAATTCATTACAAGGAATACTATGATTACTATTGGTTAATGATAAACTTATTGCTCCTTCACCTTGCTTAACTTTACTGAACACTTGTGTAGCCTGAGATGTAAAGGTGCCCCCGTTTAATCTTTTTCCGGCTATTTGGTATGTAATAAAAGCCGTATCCGCAGTCATTCCTGAAGTCTCTGCATACTTTGCAGTCAATCCTCCATCACTCAAAGCACCTACAGCTATATCTACATTTGTGGTACTGGAAACCTCCCAAGTACCATCTGCAGTGCCTGTTCCATCATAAGTCAGCTGGACATCACCTTCGTATATGGCTATCGTAGTAGCGGTGTTTCCGTAATTTGCTGAATTTCCTGCACTATCAGTAGTTACTGAAGATGCTGGAGTATAGTTGATAATAGTTATGGCATTAGCCCCGTCTGAACCTGTATACAGGGACCATTCATAATCTCCGGGCACAGTCGATACTGCAGGCTCTATAGCGTCCGAAACCCAAGTAACTGCATTCGTGCCTATATATTTGTTAGTAGCTCCTGCAGTGCCTGTATTGAAGTTACCTACACCATTGTCGTTATCTGAGTATGCAAAATCTACCCTAGTACTAAGTCCTGCCCCTCCAATTGGTCCAAAAGATATTTCACTTAATTTATCCCCATTACCTGCAAAGGAACAATCAAATCTGTAAGCTCCTGATGGGATCACTAACGAGGTATAAAGCACTAGACCATTCCGTAGATATTTAACTGAGTTCCCTGTATTGACTACAGCAAATACATCGCTGGTTATGTCTACATCTACTGCTGCAATTTGATGCCCTTTATTGGACCCTGATTCATATATATATATACTCCCGTCTGCAACCATATATATTGCATAATCTATTGTATTAAAGTGAGCATCGGTGCCATCATTATCCGATAGCCCAAACATCATCCCATCTACTTTGGTGCCAAACTTACAGGATGCGAAGCTTGCACCCGCGTACTGCTCTAAAGAGTACGCACCACTAATCCAAGCAGTACTAGAGTTTCCTGTGACGGTTGAAGGAGTAAGTGTTGTGTTTGCTGTATTTAGTAAAGTATACGCGCTAGATCCATCTAAACCATCATTGCCTATTGCCCCATCTAAACCATCTGCACCGTCTACGCCGTCCTTGCCTATTGCCCCATCTAAACCATCTGCACCGGTCAATAATGTCCACTCATAATCCGTTGTAGTATTACTTATAGCGGGTTCTGTTACAGGAGGTATCCATGTAACTACATTAGTGCCCATATGGGTTTTATTTGTAGAAGACGCTGCACTAGCTAAGGTCGGATAATTTACAGTCCCTCCAGTAATGGAAGTACCATAAGCCAAATCTAATCTGTTTGCTGTCCCTGATATTCCTACATCCCCTGTTTTTATCTTGGTTAAGCTATATTTTTTAGTAGCTATGGTTCCCGAAACATCATGTGTAGCAACTAAAGTGAAGGATTCTCTGTCTGAGTTCCATAGAGGTCCAGTAACAGTATACACCCCAGTATTCTGGTTAATACTCATAGTTAACGAGTTTTGAGTTAACGTATGGTTAGGTGCAGATACTGCGCCCCCTGCTATAGTGAACGTACAATCTGTAGTGACCTCAAGAGTCCCAAAATATACTAAGAAGTTTCCCCCTTCATCACTATTATATACAATATTGTTTCCATTAAAATCAGATATAACGCTATCTGTATCATTGGTTAACACACCAACTAAAGCACTGATTGCTGAGAACTCTGCAGGGTCTGACCATGCGGGAAACGCTTGCCATACATCATTGATAACTACATAAGTTCTCTCACTGACCATAGTAACTTGATCATTTGCTGCAGTAATTGGACTGTCTGTCCAACTTGCAGGAACTACTTCTGTAGTCCCATCGTAGCTACCGTCTGTAGGAGCAACTAACGTATTCCCTATTGGTATATTCTGAAATATATAAGAGTGGAATGTACCGTTACCGGCTGTGCCATTAAAGTAATCTGTACCTAAGACAGGAATATACGCATATTTAGTTGGGGTACTCCATGTGCCGGCAGTTGCAGGCCATGTATTTATTCCACTAACTAAGGTGGATACGTACAAGAAACTAGACTCATAAATATAATTACCTGCTGTAGGGCTTAAAGGATCATCTCTCCATCCTCCATTAGGCAATACTTCTGTTAAGCCATCCCAAGAGCCTGTATTGACTGTAGGGGGTGTATTGAAGCCATCAACCGCTTCTATATATACTTTGGATAAATAGACCCCTGTACCGTCAGAATAGTCTGTACCTTGTCTAGGAGTGTATGCTCCCCATTGAACTGAAATGGCAGACCAATCAGTATCTAAGGTACCATCAAATAATTTAGTAGCAGTTATTGCCCATATTACTTCATCTCCAGATGTAGCTATATTAGGATCGGTTGCCCATCCTACAGGAAGTTCTGCAGTTTTATTATAATCTGTTGGATCAGCTGGTGCGCCTAAAGCTAATGAACGCTTAAAGAATCTAGTCTCAAAATACTTACCATCTACCCCATCATCTCCTCTTATTTGGGCTATAGCCCCCCATGCACTAGCAATACCTAGTGTAATCGTTCTACTAATAATATATACATCACTCGCACCTTGAGTTTGTGTCCAATCAGCTGGAGTACTATCTGGGTTTCCTGAGGCATTAGCATCTCCAAACCAAAACTCAGTATAAGTATTTGCGCCATCGTCACCGGTAATTTGATTGCCTACTGAGTAAGATCCCTGCAATACATCATCATAAAAAGTCCCTTCTCGCATCCAATCATCGGTAGGCACCATTGGGCTATCATGCCAAGTGCCCGGAGAACCGGAGGCGTCTGGAGCAAATTGAAACTTTACTTGTCTTATTTCAGTTGCTACTCCTGAGGAGCCAGCTGGGCCATCTTTAACTCTAACTATAGTAATATCATCTGTGAATGTCCCAGCTGTAGCTGTAACCCTCAAAGTCTCCAATGTACCAAACTCTGCTGCAGTTAATAGAAGTGTATCCTGTGCCCCTACATTAGCTGCAATAGTAGTTACAGGGTCAGTAGTCCATATAACTCCATCGGTTAAATTTTGTTTGTGTGCAGTAAATGTTACAGCTATTGGGGCTGGGTTATTATTCTCCGTATCATATGAAAATATCTGAGCATTAACTGTAATAAAGAAATTAACAGCACCTTCTCCAGAAAATAGTTGGCTAATTGCCCATGTACCATCTTGTGGAATTAAACCATCTGAAGTAAACATACGGGTACTGACATATAAAGGGGCAGTACCTGCAGGGATATTAGAAGTCCATCCTGTGATTACACCATCTACAGGAAATGGAAAGTCAAAATCTCCACCTGTGGGTTGCTCACTTAAATTAGTTAAAGATCGTTTAAATGCGTAGGCGTTGAACTTACTTTGAGCAGTTACCCCTACTTCACCTTTAATTTTGACTGAATTAGCTGTATCACATATATACGCCCCTGCATTATCTTGAGTACATACAATCATCCATTCATCTGACTCCAGAGGGATGTCATGCCAAGGGCCACTACTTGTAAAGCCAAACTGAAACTTAGTCCCAGACCCCGACTCACCTAATAGTCGGGGTACTGACCATGCAATATCCTCAGGAGGTAAAGCATCTGAAGTAAATAAACGCTTAGCCATGTAAACTGGAGTAGTTCCAGAAGGAATGCCGTCAGTCCATCCCGCAGTTGTCGGGAGTGGACTGTCGTAATTCCCACCGCTGGGCGTGGTAGGTTGTGTCACATCTCTAATAAACGCATAGGAAACTAAGCGCCCTTGTATAGCTATGTTATCTGTGAAAATTCTAGGTGTGGACCATGCATTATTACGTAGTGACCAAGTTCCTGAACCACCTGTTGTAACGTCATGTTTGTATCTATTCTTGGATAAGTAAGTTGTAAACCCTACTGAGTAATCAGGTTCATCGAACCATGCAACTGAGCCTGTTGGCATTGTCTCTAATACACCATCAAAAGTGCCTGTACCTGCATCTATAGTTGGAGCAGGATCTCCTATCGGGATTTTAGCGTAGACAGAACTTACGAAATCTCCTGTATTCCCATCAAAATAATCTGTACCTTTGGAGGGGTCGGCACCATTGCGTAATACAATAGAGCCATTGGCGCCAGATATAGTGAATGTACCATCACCATTATCGACTACTGTTGCGCCAACACCGGAATCACCTTTGTCCCCTTTATTCCCAGAATCCCCAACGAGACCTTTGCTCCCTGGGTATCCTCTTGGCCCGACTATACCCATCCGTTATTTTCCAATTTAGTATTGTTAGTGTGTGTGTTTTCGATTAACCCCAGAGCCTCTACTTTAGCTACACTTTGTTCAAATTTTTGCAGGTACATCATACTGTCAGTAGGTTGCCCATCTAGGGAAGGTACATTTGCGTGCGCTCTACTAGCAATGTAATAAACCAAAGGTTCTAACAAACTGTCTGGAATAGGGATTTCCACTGTTTCAGGGTCAAGTCCTGCGGCAATTATCTTATCTGGAGCTGCTCTGAAGTGAACTGTGAGTATATCTGTGTCATTTGGTGTAGGTACTTTTAGTGTGTTATACGCTGTGGTATGTACACTAGTTTCTTCAGTAAGGTCATTTAGTGGTAAGTCATCTACAATCTTCGGGTCATCTGTCTCCACACGTTCTACCTTTAATATTCTTGCTAGAAAGGGATCGTTTGCCGTATCTATTAAGTATTTTGGAGATTCTAAGGAGCCACTATTAGTTGCGAAACTTGCCTTTAGCTGGTACTCGGTTATTGAAGAGTATAGTTGTATTTGTACTTCTCGTATACGTAATGGGAAGCGAGTGTACAACGTAATTAGAGCCATGTTTAAGTGAGAAATTATTGCAGGATATGCTCCGCTTACAATACCTTCTTCTTCTGCTCCTGCTAAGGAAACTTGTGCTAGTTCCCCATAATTTAAATGTTCAAATATCTCTGATAGTAACATTGGATTTCCTATATAGCTTTATGTAGTAAAACACGCCCGTAATACGTTTCTTTACCATTATCATTAATTTCTGTTGCTATTAGGGCAGGCAATTCCCCGTTTCTCCAAGGTAGCTCTAAAGCACTTATAGCTTCTGTTTCACTTGCAGACATGACAATACTCACAATACTTTTAGCCCAATTCGCTCCAGCTTGAATGGCTGTTTGTCGGATCGCACTTGTGTACGCTGTAGCTTTATCTCTGGATATAATCTTGCAATATACAACGGCTGTAGGGGCTACAGTGAAGGATACTTTCTGCGCTGTGATGTGATGTTCAATATCTACATCATCTCCTGCAGTAATTTCAGGTATATTTATCTTCATATTTGGTTCCTAAGCGTGAGTCACTAATATGTTAGTTGGCTTATTAGTATACATCCTATTATCAAAATTAGTATACATCTTATCTCTAGGCTCAATAAGTATTTCCGCATCTGAGGCTATTTGTGTAAGGCTGTTTAAAGCCATAGATATATTACCAGTGATGAGTGTAGTATTTGGACTCACTACTCCTGTTGCGGTTTGAGTTAATGTACTTAATGATTGAGTAATATCCCCATCTATATCTGTAATACTATTTCCAGATAATGTTTGAGTAAGGCTATTTAAGGACTGAGCTATATTGCCGGATATACTTGAGATTGCATTACCGGTAGCCGTTTGAGTTAGTGAATTTAGGGACTGACTTATATCTCCTGTATTCACTGTACTGTTAATAGTTATCGTGGCTGTTGCAACTTGAGTCAGTGCGTTAAGTGACTGTGTAATATTTCCTTGTATTAAGCTTCCTCCAAAAGCATTACCTACTGCAGTCTGGGTTAAGCTACTTAATGTTTGTGTAATATTACCTGTTGTCGTTGTAGCATTAGCTGTAACTACAGCTGTTACAGTCTGAGTTAGGCTATTTAATGTTTGTGAGATATCGCCAATGGACTCTAATCTAACTACAACTCCAGTGGCACTTTGCGTAAGGCTACTTAAACTCTGGTTAATGTCCCCAGCATTTACTGTACTATTCGTAGTTACTGTAGCTGAGACTGTTTGAGTCAGGGAGTTAAGAGTTTGTGCAATGGGGCCTGATATTATATGTCCGAATAAATTAATAGTAGCTGTAGCTGATTGAGTTAAGCTATTTAATGTCTGTGTAATATCCCCTGTGTTTACTGTAGCATTAGGGGTCAAAACCCCTACAGCATTTTGAATCAATGCGTTTACACTCTGATTTATATCTCCTGCATTCACTGCAGAATTAGCTGTAACTGTTGCAGTAGCGGATTGAGTTAGGGCACCTATATTCTGCGCTATATCCCCAGCTATATGGTCAGTGACAACTCCCGTAGCTGATTGAGTTAAGCTATTTAATGTCTGCGTAATATCCCCTGCAATATTGCTAGAGAGCGTCCCACTGGCAGACTGCGTTAAGGCATTAAGTGTTTGGGCAATATCGGAGGCAATAGCTGTATCATTAGGAGTAACGTTACCTATAGAGACCTGTGTTAATGAATTTAGTGTCTGGGTAATATCTCCTGCATTTACCGTAGAATTAGCTGTAACGCTCGCTGAGAGGCTCTGAGTAAGGCTATTTAAACTCTGAGCTACATTTCCTACAATATTTGCCGCGGCACTTCCTAGTACAACTGCTGTTAGGCTAGAACTGGACCATGTTTGATCACTGAAATCCCCTAACCTAATATAAATAGTATCTGTAGCAGGGGCTGCGGAAATCCCGTAATCAATATAATAAGTACCAGAGATGTCTATATGTACACCCCCTCCCGCATTAGAGAGTAATTGATACTCTAATTGGTCTGAGCCAAATTGAATATTTGTGGTACCGACTAATAATCCAGCATCATTTATAGATTCAATTAAAGTGAAAGTATTAACCGCAGGAGGTACCAACTGAAACGCCTTACCTGCAACATTTTTTTGTACAGTATCCGTAGTAACAAAGACATAAATAGTATCGTATAAGAGATTTAATCCAGAAGGAAAATCAGCTGTGATCGAAGTATCTGTCCATGCAGAAGTAGTAAGTACTCGGGCATTGACATCACTACTATCATCTGTAGGACTTATGGTTAATGTGCCGGTGGTAGCTTCAAAATTTAACCCAGTAAAAATTATACCAGTATCGCCTATAGCTACTGAGTTTCCTGCATTTACCGTAGCTATTGATACTCCAGCTGGTGCAGCCTCTTCGTTAACTGCTATTGCAATTATATGTACATTGTCATTAATGGCTGCGGAATAGCCACAGGTTACATCTACATCAGATATAGTGTCATATGTGTATAGCCCAGAAGTGAGCGAACCTAAATCCCCTTCACCCCTATCAGTCCAACCAGCTAAAGGAGCTGTGCTATTCGTGCCACTAAGCCCCGACATGTGCACATGATATACAAAGGATTCTTGATTACCTAAAGCTAAAGTCCCAGAAGGGTTAGCTTGTGAAGCAACATCTAATATTATAGAAGCTAAATTAATCTCTAAATCGGCTGCGGCAGTTACAGTCATTACTGTTATATATCGTCCTGCACCAGCTGTAGGATTTATAACAGCATCTTGTGTACCGGTCTTAACTCCAGAACCTTTGAAGTAAAGAGAGATTACTCCCCCTTCTCCATTTGAACTGATATAAGGGGAACTTCCGATTTCAGTTAATGCATCTCCGCCATAAGTTATGGCGCCTAAATTAGCTACACCTGCATTCTGAACTATAGATATAAATACCCCTGCAGGGTTTCCTGTAGGAGTGTGTCCAATAGTTATAGCAGAGGCTGTAAATTGTAGGTTGGTTGTTATCGCATCAAAAGCTATAGTCATTTAATTAGCCTCATGGTGTATAGGTGTAATAACAGCATTCATCTGTTTCTCCCATAATTACCATGTTGTCTCCATGCATACATATACCTTCTGGTTGAAATAGTGGGGTATTTAATCCAGATAGAGTAGATACTAAAGTCCCATCTCTTTTATATTGATATAAAGCATTACCCGTCTCAGATAATACTAGAATATGCCCGGTAGCTTCATGGAAGCAAATAGAGGATAAATCAGACCCAGAAGGCACAACTACATTTGCATCAAACGGAGCGGTTACCGTAAGTTCTGCATCTGAGGCTTGATCGTAATTCGTATCTCTATCTGTAGGTCTATTAGCTACGTAGATTCTTCTTACACCTACAGCACCTTCAGAACATCCAATTAGTTCTTGATTCTTAAGATGGAATCCTACCCCTTCTTGACCATCATTAGATGAACCAACCGTAGCCATAATTAATTGCTGTCTTGCCCCAATGGAAATGTTACTTGTCCCTAACATATTAGTTTTAGAATAGGGTACGTTGTATGTCTGATTAACTCCCCCATTCTCTATGGAAATCCAAAATTCATAGCCCCCTTCTGTTAAATTAGGAACTACATCAGTAAGTCCTTCAGTATCATCACCGAAGAGGGCAGTTACAGTAACTACTCTTATTTGTGTAGGGCTTGCCACACCATTAACAATATCTGATTCAGAGAACTCATGGAAGGAAGCAAAGTTATTACGCGTGAACATAAAACGGTTACTATAGGGATTATAGCCAACATCACTTAGATTATTGCCGGTACTCATATTAACTAAAGTACCCGCAACTAAATTTTCTACTAAGAACGTAGCTGATTCTGCCGTATCAAAGCAACTATAAGTCTTATCTACAGTGTTAGATACAGCAGAGTGCGCTGTACTTGCGAGAACTAGGGTCATAATGCATATCCTTTAGGAGATAGGCATTACTCTGCCATAGTGATGACCCAAGAGTTGACGCTGATATTATCATTGATTTCAAATGTATTATCATCAAGGTTTAGCTCACCAGAACCTTGTCCAGCATCGCCATCAAAAACAGCAACACCGTTACTATCTGAAGCCCTGAACCATGAAGCAGTACCAACCGCTACTGCTAACCCAGCAGTAATTGCAGAAGCTGTAGCAGTAGCAGAGCCTGTAGCATCAATTGCTGACGGAAATGCAGGGTCAGTACAAACAACTGTCCCTAGTAATGTTTGAACACCAACTGCTACAGAAGGATCTGCTGGTTGCGTTCCGTTATATATCTTAATGACTGCAGCGCCTGCACCCGCATCTAATAATGCTGTAATTGCGTTAAGTCCGGCAATAACGCCTGCGTTTGATGTTTTCATTTTAATTCCTCTATAAGTTTATTGATCAATTGTACCTTGAACTATGTTGATGTCAATGATGTAAGATTGCTTACCTCCATCATCCACTTGAATTTATTTTAAAAGCTGTATCCAATATAAATCATGTCTTTGCCTGAATTGGATGTACAACTACCACCACATGATTCGTGGAAATATCCGACACTTAATCTTCCAGTGAGATCATATCTCATAGATAAAATAAAGGGGGTATGCGTGTTATATGTGGGTAATTTATTATGGCTGTAACCTACTCCAATCCCCATTTGGAAAGCTTTATACCTAACTACTCTTTGTACAAATATAAGTTGATTAGCTGAATCATACTCGCCACGGGCACATTCACTGTCTTCTGTGCAGGCTAACCTTAACATCAGCGCAATACCTAGCTCATATTTGTCGTCAAGGGTTTCTGTAATCATAATGGTTTCTGATTCGTACTGCTCACCACCAACAAAGGTAGCGCCTGCAGATACACCAAAAATTGTTTTAGCTTCTGCTTTAGTACCAATAACCAACCAAGCTAATATAAATAATGTGATTGCAATTGTTACTCCACTTTTCCAGGGGGATTTCAATTTACTCATTTTTTGCTTTCCTTAAATTTAGCGTATTCTTTTGCTATTTTCTCACCACTACGTCCAACGACATAACCCCCTAAACCAATCTTTAATAATTCCCAAAGGTCTTTAGGTAATTCCAACTTAATACCGGTATCAAAAAATAGATTCATGTATGGGTAGATAATATAATTGTTAGCAATAATGAATACGAAAGTAAGCATTGTGATTGGTCGCCAAGCAGCAACAATAAAATGTTCAGACTTGGCTTCCGCAACTACTACATTCATGGAACTTTCAGTCTCTTTAAGCTTTCCAGCTTGATGAAGAGTAGCCAATTTTAACTTGGCTTCTGCCTTCTCTGCATCAGAAGTAAACAGCTCATCAATTAAGTTACCGCCTACTTCAAGAACTGCTGTCCACGGTAGCTTCATTCTGCGCGTTCCCTCTTCAATTCAAGAGATGCAGTTGTATTTTTACGGAGGTATTCATCTACCGCACCCATAACTAACAAAGATGCAGATGTGACACCTGTCCAGAATCCAACTTCAAATAAAGGAACCATATATAAGACAATTCCTACTAAACCAACTAATTGCTTCAATCGGGCAAAGCTAATTGTTTTTGATAATTGGATATCTTCAAACCATTGTACTATTAAATCATTCATTATTCGCATTCCACCGTGTAATTACCGTAAGGTTCTATGTACCATCTACTTGTCCTCATTGGACCTAAATTAAATTCTACATAATATGTGTCATTCCAAATTTGGCATTGGACAGTATAATTTTCAATGTTACTCACTCTAATAAGTAAGTCACCATTTCTGGACACCATCTTATCCACTACAGCTGTTTGACCAGCCAAGGAAACTACAAGAAGTAAACCAATTAAAATATATTTAATCATTACCTAATCCTAAAATTTTATCTCGACTTCCTTCTAACCTAGAAAGCGTCTTGACTAATCTATCATACCGCCTCTGCTCAACTGTAGTCAACGTATCTGCATTACTATAATTCTCAATACTATCCTCAACGTCATTAAGGCGTAATTCAATAAAAATTAAATTAACCTCTTTTTTCGTTGCAAGGGTATTATGATATTCAAATACAAAATAGCCTGCAGTGAACAAGCTTCCTATAATACCCAGTAGAGTTGATACTATTTTTAAATTGATGGTCATGGTGTATTACCTTTTATAAGCCATAAACTAACGCCAGCCATAATGGTTAAAAATAGTGTTATGGCACTATTGCGCCACATAATAATAGAATTTTCTGCACTTTGCTTTAAGTGCTCAATATCCTCTCTGAGTCTATCGCCACGTTGGGTAACTAGTTTCACACAGGTAGCGTTTTCACTTAAAGTCTTCTGCTCATCACGAATTATTTTATAAATTTTATCTAAGTCTTTACTCCGTTTAGCGTCATACTCAGTGAGTTTTTGTAGGGTATCTGCTTCAAATCTAAGATGGGCTGCATTAAGTACTTTACTTTCAACCATATGGTCGTTAAAGATTCTTAGTGAATTAGCAATATCTTTCATGCTGACCTTTAAGGAGTTCTGTATGTCAATACTTCTTTGCTCACTAGTCACAAGTTTGCCTACTGCTATTTCTAGCCTCTCAATTCGTTTTTCCACTACAAGTTTCCTATATATATTAGATAACCAATCAACACTATTAAGGATATAATGTTAATGTCCGTTGCTATTTCTTTACCAGATTTCATTGCTGTTCGATCGCTGACTTTGGTGCAAATATTGTCGAATATAAATATTTACCCTGAGCAACTGACAATTGAATTTCTCTGCCAGTCATCGTACCAGAAAGCATTGCAGTTACCATTGATATCAATCCCGATTTAGTTAGCATATCTGTTTCAACCTCAACACCATCTACTATAGATACTGATTTTTCAGTACCGTCATCTTCTTGCAATCCCATGACCGAAAAATCAAATATATCAACAGCCGGTGTACCTGTTACTTTTTCTAAATTTTCAGCAAATAAATATAATTTGCCTTCTGCATACTCTGCTGGTTTTGGATATTTAGCTAGTAAAGACTCTGGTACGAACTCTTGTGCGTATACTGTGTATGTTTTCAT